TACGTCTTCTAAGTAGGCTATGGCGGCTGTCTCACCAATGGTGGCTGCCTGATCGGCCTAATCGTGCTTTTCGTCATGATCGCCCTGGTCCTCACTCATGGATGAGTTCGACGTGCGCTCATCCTCTGGGCAGCTCAGCGCTGATGGAATGTCGCTGATCCGCGGCGACATCAAGGTCGAATGGTGCGACATAGGCGAAGGACTCGATGGTGACTACAACCCGACTAATCCCAAGGATGTTCTCCTGCTACGCTTCTACGTCTCACAACGAGACATCGATGGCGTGTGGGCGGACGTTCAAGACGGCTCGTACTGCACGCTCATGCCTGTTGGCACAGACTCCGCGTACCTGGCTTGGGGTTTGCAAGCCATCATGGCAGCGGCCGAGCAACCCTCACCCAAGCACGAACTAGAGGCAATGTCGTGGATGACGCCCGCGTGGGCTGATCGCGACGGCGCATACGTGCCGCAAAACGCGGCAGCCGCGTACGATGCATCGGCCCAAACTGGCAAACAAACGCTCGACAGGTACGGCAACCTGCATAGTGCGACCCGGCACACCGGGCTGCACACCATCACATTCACGGCTGTCGAGCTGGACGAGCTAGAACAGCTACTCATCGACCGCGTCTACGGCACAGACAATCCGCCCAAGTTCCTCGTGGACCTGCTGTTTCGACTGGAGAACCTATGAGATCCGTGACTCTGCGCGGCGCGCTGGTGGGCAAGATCTGGATGCCCGGCGTCACCGCGCAGCTCATCATCGCTGAGAACCTGCTCGACATCGATAGGCGCCGCGAAGGCGGGCTGATCGATGCCATCAAGAGCGTGGTGGACAACGCTGGAGACTTTCAGTCGGCCAAGCTCACAGCCGACTCATTCGTGAGGATCGAGCACTCGAAGTCATTCTACGACGGCAAGATTGGCAGAGCGGTCACCCTCACGCGCTACATCGATGTCGCCAACCTACCCAGCCTCGCCGACTACGTGTCGGATACGCCGACGATGTACCCAGAATGAGACTCTATCGCGTCACCGAACTAGAGCGTTGGGTCCGACCGTGGTGGGTGCGGGCCGAGTCCATCGAGGAAGCACGAACCAAGTTCGATGCGTCTGCTGAGGCTGGCTACCCCTGGGACGGCGAGGTCACGATGGGCGAACCCGAGTACATGGACGACATCGAGAACAGCATCGAGATCACGCTCTGGGACGAGGACACTCTGACCAGACGCGAGCAGGCCGCCGCCCTGCTCACGGATGCCGACATCGATGGCATCCTCAATAACACATTCGATCAGGCAATCAACGACACAGGAGAGAATTGACATGGGAAATCTAGGCGGACTCGCATTCAAGACACTCATCACCCAGCTCGAAGTCACGAGCGACGACAGCACCAAAGTGCTGGTGATCTCTCGCGGCCCAGAGTTCACAACCCTGAGCATTCGCGAGCCCTGGGAGCGCGACTGGGAGTCGAGCGGCCCCAAGTTCTCGGTCACCAACGAGGACATCCAGATGGTAATCGCCGCGATCAGCGGCGAGGACTCGCAGTGGAGGCTCAAGTACAACCAGGTCACCGCCACTCGGTTCGCGTACGACAACCCGGCGCCCAAGGCTGACGAAGAGGCGCAGCGTTGCGCACAGCTCGATATCGAGCGCGCACGCGCCGCTAACGTCGCGGAAGAGCGCGAGCTGCTTCGGGCCAAGTTGGCATACGATCACAGCCACGACCTACACGTCACGCGCGATGAGGACAACTGCCCAACGTGCGAGGCCAAGCACCCCGTGCAAAAGCTGACCGGCGAGGACCCCTTCGCCGCGGCCCTGGACGAGGGTGTTCGGGATGAGTGACACATCTGACCAAGAGGCATGGCGGCGCGCAAACCTAGAGCTGAGCGAAGAGATCACGATCAAGATCCCCAACCTCACCGCGAAGGAATGCGGCGATCTCGCCATCACCGCGGCCGAGGGCGGCATCAGCTATTGGAGCCAGATCGAGGAATACAGGTGGTCGCGCTGGGACGACGGCGACCTATCGAAAGGGCCAGACAACAGCCACGCGGCCGACGACCCCGACTTCGTGTTCTACACGATCCGCGAGAACGACGGCACCGGCACCTGGGCTGGCCCGGCCCTCGACATCACACCGACCGTTCTGCGGCGCGGCTACAAGCTCTACCGCGAGCAGGGATACAAAGTCGAGGACCCCGAAGGCCCGAGCTTTGCCGATGCCAACGAAGCCGACCTCATCGTTCAGCTAGGGCTATTCGGAAGGGAGGTCTACGCATGACTATCCGCGAGTTCATCGACAAGATCGGCGCGCTCCATCTTCGCTTCATCTATCGCATCCACGAGGAGCACGACTACCTCACCGACGGGACGCAGAGCGACTACCTCAGGCTGGAAATCGAAGAGTCCACCCGTTGGCGCGCGGTGGCCGATCTCGAACAGGACGATGGCATAGTCACCATATGCGATCCGTACCGGGACACCCTCTGGTCAGAGATCGCCCCCATCATGGCCATCTGGAACGAGGAGGGCGCGGCGTGACGAAGAAGGAGCGGACCTACCGCGTCATCGAAATCGTAGAGTACAGAGTGTCGGCCATGAGCAGAGCCGATGCCATCACGAAGGTGATCGACAACCCCAACCGAGACGAGTGGTGCATCGCGGTGCGTATCGCGCCATCAGGGCACCGGCCCTCGGGTCCGCCGCCGCGTGCGAGGCGATGATGGTTAGCCAATACGGGAGCGGCAACCCCTCATACTTTCACACTTACGGTTCCCATCGAACCGTAAACTGCCAGACATGCGGGTCCGCCAACGTCACACACAATCGGGCGGACTGCGCATATAGCTATGGATATATCGGACAAGCTATGCTCGAAAGCCACCGAAGCCACTGCGCTAACCCCGCTAAGCACGACATCGCACCCGGCCCATTCACCGTGTTCATCGCGGTAGAGAACGAGTCAGACGGCACCAAAGCCCGGTGGAGGATCGATCACTTCGATAGCTCTACGGATGCCATCGAGCACGCAGAAGAGATGTGCGCGCAGGAGTATGCACGCACCGGGATCGAGCCCCATCGAGCCCGAAAGACTCGACGATTGAGGTGGCCCACATGGACCTAAGACCTATGACATTCGCAGAGGCAGACGCCGGACTTGGCAAGCGCACGTCACGGAAACTCTGCAACAACACCTACGCCGAGCGTATCGGCCCAGACATGATCGGCATCCGACTCCATTGGACCACCGTCGCGACCATTCGCCGCGACGGGTGGGTCATTATCAGCCCCGGCGGGTGGGACACGGTTACGACCTGGGCGCGGATCAACGCCGTGCTGCCGCCGCGCTTCGGTTGCCATTCCCGCCGCGGAAATCGCACGCTCTGGCATGATGGGCATCCGATCCTGCCGTTCGTAGATCTGATGGCTGTCAATGAGCGCGGCGAGATTGGCATCCTCCTGCCACATGGCGGTACTGCCGAGCTTCTCCTGTCTGTCGAGCAGGTCGCTGAAATCGAAGCCGAGGACGACGCTCGCCAGATGGCTCTGGCCGAGAAGCGAACCGCCCGACTGCTGCGCGAGCACCCGGTCGCGTTCGGGCCACGCAATCACAACCACAACGCATACGAAGGTCGGATCTGGTACTGCCAACGCTGCGAGGTCGAGAGAGCCAAGGAACGCGCTGACCTCCTAGCCAAGCTCAAGGCAGAGCATATGGCCCTGAACGCCACGCTCGCCCGCAACCCAACCGACGCAGACCCCTGGACCGAAGCCGAATACGAGGCTGCCGGTAGCCACGTGTATCGCACGCACCACTTCGAGTGGCCAAAGAGGCTGGACGGCACATCCGACTACAAGGTCGAGCCCAAACGCATCCCCTACATGGACATCATGTGCCCGTGGGACTGCCCGGGAAGGAGTGCACGGTGAGCATACAGATCAATGGCGTGTTCGTCGGAACCGTAGACCATCCCCGCACCGTCCCCAAGGAAGGACGACCAGCACTCTACAAGATCGTCGGTCTCGAAGGGGAGCCCAGGAACGGCGGGCGCGGCAACTGGCCGCTGCCTCACGGCCAGCAGCCTGGGGAATGGCGCGAAGTCGAAGGAACGCTTCAGCCCTGCGCCAACGGGCTGCACCTAACCGACGCCGACCACATCACCGCGTGGGTAATGGATGGACCCATATGCGTCGTCTACCGCGCAGAGGTCGATGGCGAGCTATTGGACGCGGGCGACAAGTATGTCGCTCGCCGGGTACGGCTGCTGCCGAGGTCTAAGCCGGTAGCCAGCCTCCAGAAGTTCATGCGACAAGAGGAACGAGCCGCAAGCAAGCAGGCGCGGCGCGTACGTGCCTCACTCAAGCGAGTCCTCAAGGGACTGGGGCCGGGCTGGTCCTACTATCTGACGGTCGCCGCCCCGTCCACCGTCAAGACGCTTCCCAAAGCCATCGGCGAGATTTGGCGAGTTCATCTGGACGAAGTCAAGGCTGCGACCACGGAGCTGACCAAGGTGCAGGCCCAAACCGCAGCGGCACGCCAGCAGGCTCTGCTCCCAGACTAGGAGACGAAGTGGCAAAGCGAACGATCACCGGGTTCACCGAAGAGGAAGCCAACGCATTCGCGGACGGCATCGAGTACGTCAATGACAGCGCAATCGAACACGTCAGACTGCGCCAATCCCCCGAGAACAAGCAGGAATGGGACGTGCTCTTCGACGACGAGGACGCCGAAGAAGATGAAGAGTTCACCATCCACGAAGTGAGGTACGGATACAAGTGAGCAAGATCAACCTGGACGAACTGTTCGACAGGGCTGTCACGGTCGCGTCCGAGTACGGCACTGTCGATGGCCAGCGGGCAGGCTACTGGTTCGAGATCCCGGACAAAGACGATGCAATGCGCCTGCTCGCAGCCATCAACAGCGGTGACAAGGCCGTCCTGTGTGAGCTGCCAATGGCCGACCTGTCTGGCCAGTTCGTTGACACCATCGAGGGGCCAGGGCTCTTCGCGCTGGCTTGCTCCAAGGTAGGGCTCGACTCGAACAACGAGGACAACTGGGACGCTCTATTCAGCGATGTATGCGACGCGTACGAGGAAGCGTACGACATCGCTGCCCTGAATGAAATCCTAGCCCGCGCGAGCGACACTGTGGAGGCCAAGTGAACGACTACACCATGCTGCCCGAGCACATGCGCGAGGGAGCCCGTCTCTACGTCGAGGAAGGTCTCGATCCGGGGGGCTTCCTGCGGGCGGTGCTGGAGAACAACCTGACGGAGTCCTTCGCCAGGGCCGACGGGATCGACCTCGCACACATCGCCGACTGGGTCGAATGGCTCTACTGGCAGATCCCCGCACCGGCGTGGAGATGCAGCGACAACATCTCGGCTCGTGGCAATGTCGAGAAGTGGATGAAGCATCAAGGCATGAAAGGCTGGAAGGTAACTTTTCAGGATATCGAGCGCGCACTAGGCCATGACGCGAGCGTCAAGGCCCTAGACGAAATGCATGACTCGTTGGTCAAGCCATGAGCCTGGCCAACGAGATCGAGTCCTTCACGGTCGAGGGACTCAAGGTCACCATCGTCTACGACGATAGGGCCGACGGCCCCCGCACAGAGGGCGACATGCTCTCGGTCATGGTGTGCGATCACCGGCGATACAGCCTGGGCGACCGCCATCCCAATGAGCGCGAGGAGAACATCCTCTCGAAGTGGGGGTGGCACGGGCTCAAGCGGTACCTGCATCTGACCGGGGCCATCGCCACCACCAAGCTCGGGCTGTACGACCACAGCGGCATCACGATGTACGCGGTGGGCGACGACAGCAATGGCCACGGGATCGGGGATGAAGCGGGCTGGGACAGCGGGATTGTGGGCTTCGCCTATGTCACCCGCGAGCGATGGAACGAACTATGCGGAGAGCAGTTCGATCCGCTGGAGTTGGTGGACGACGAGGAGCAGATCGGCTTCGGCAAGTTCCCGGTGAAGCGCACCCGTGTCGAGAAGCAGATGCTGGGCGAGATCGAGGAGTACGACTCCTTCCTTCGAGGTGAGGTGTACGGCTACATCATCGAGCGCGACCATCCCTGCGACCGCGGGCTCGAGCACCTGGACCTGGAGGAGTCCTGCTTCGGGTTCATCGGCGACATCGAGTACGTCAAGGCCGAGGCCACCGATGTGGCGAAGTCCATCGCAGCCGAGGCCAAAGCGGTACCAGTTGGTACCATAGCGGACCAGATTGGGGGCACAACGGTACAGTGAACAGAACAGGTTGCAACAAGCGCTGGGCACCTCTCACCCGTGAGGCGGTGACCATCTACAAGGTCAGCTACCGCAGCGCCGTCAACGGCAGGGCCGCGGCCTTCGTGACCAAGGTGCCGTACGGCGAGGTCTATCACCTGTCCGAGTTGCTCACTCGGCTGGTGGCCAAGGGCCAGGTCGTGTGGTTCCGCATGCAGGCGGCGACCGCACAGGACATCGCGCTGCATCGGGCTGAGCTGGCACGCTGGCCTGATGGAATGCGCGCGACCCTGCCCGTCACCCAAGTCAACCAGGAGGTCTGACATGAGCTACGAGACCCACGGGATGGTGCGCTTCGACGTGAGCGAGTTTATCGACTGGCAGGACCGCAAGAATACGCCCGCCTCGCTGGCGTTCATCTGGGCGGTCAACCGCGCCACCAGGCGCGAAGACGACGAGAACGCGGTGGTGTTCGGTGAGCCCACCGAGATCGCCGTCACGGACAATGGGGACTTCTGCGTAGAGCACTACCCGCGAGCCCGCGTGATCTGGCCCACGGAGCGCATGAGGCGCACCGACCCCACCTGCCGCATCGTCACGGACGATCCCGACCTGATCCCGCTTTGGGACCAGCTCGCAAACGAGTTCTACGGCCACACCCACCCCGACCAACTGGAGATCTGACGATGCAGATCAAGCGCAAGCTAGTGCAGGGCCTCTTCGATGACCTGCTAGAGCTGATGATGGGCGAGTCCTGCGATCACGATGTCGGCATCTGCTACTGCTCCATCCTGGAGCACATCGATGCCGCACAGCGCGCTCTCGCGGACGAGCCCGAACCCCTACGACGAGGCCAACCCGCCCCCAGACGATCCGATGCTGATGCCGTGATGGATCCCCTGATCGAGCAGCTCGCACGAGAAACTCGGCCACTCCCGCGGGGCGTGACCTTTGTCGCGGGCCGCACTCTCCAGGCTTGCGAGATCTGCGATAACCCGGTGGACTCTGCTGGCTGGCCCTTCACGGCCACGCGCTGCGGAGACCACCTGACAACCCCGTATCCAATGCACCTAGACCTGCACGACTACCTCGATCAGAGGTGGGCCGCGGCGGTGACGTACCAGTGGTACCACAATCACATGAGGTTCTGGATCATGGACGTAGGCGACGAACTCTACGACGACGGCGTGACCAGCGGACTGCTGGAGGACGACATCGTTGGCTACTTCAGCGAAACTGGCACTCCGTGCGGGTGCCCCATCGACTACCACCTGGCCGATTGTCCACTCCGCACTGGAGAGGGCGCGTCCGACTACGAGCGAGATCCCTACGGAGACGACCGGCCCCTTCGGACTGACGACTACGACGACGACGAGACCGTATGGTAAAGATCAGACAGTCACCCATCCCGGGCTGGGCCTGGGACCTGATAGAGCAGGTTGAGCGCGGCGAGCGCCAGACCGGGCTGGTGCGGGAGATCCGCTGGCGGACGAAGCGCGGTGGTATCTACGACCGGATGATCGCCGACGCCAAGGCAGGACACATACGCGCCACGCCCGAGCATCTCGACAAAGCCGTCCAGGGCTGGATCGAGCGACGGGATGAACGCGGCCGTTGGTCACACGGTTGGGCCAGGGGAGGCGTCGGAGCCTTCTGGCGGATCGGGACAATCTCCATCACGTGCGGTACCGACCCGGAGGACGCTCGTATGGTGGTGCTACACGAGATGGCCCATCTCCTGACTCCTCTGTGGTCGCACCACAACAAAGAATGGCAGCGCAACGCCGCCCGACTCTACCGCAAGTACGGCGGACCCCTCATCGTAGCGCACGCCATCGAGAACGAGCGGTACGCGCTCCTACAACGACGCTTAGCAAAGGAGTACCCCAGTGAATGATCTCGACAACCTATCCATCGACGAGCTGAAGGCCATGCTGCCTTTCGACAAGTTGCTGCGCTGGATCGTGGAGACCGACGAGCCAGACGATCAGTGGCTGGCCCGCATCTCTCTGCTGAGCAAGGCAGACATCCCCGTCAACGCGAAGAACCTGAGCCGTATCGGCGGCTGCTCCATAGACCTCGCCCTCGGAGCGATGGGCGGGCTGGTAGCCAAGGGCTATCTGGAGGAAGCGTGACATCTATGCTACACTCTGTAGCACCAAGTGGAGAGGCTTTATCGTATGAACAGTAGCGCAGTCGTGTTGGTCACCGTGACCGGCGGCGTCGTGGACGTGGCAGAGCCCGTCTACGGAGATGGTGCACGAGTCATCCTGATCGACTGGGACGACCTAGGCGAAGGCGGGTGGACGGGCCTCACTCGTACAGAGTGGATCAAGGGCAACATCCGCGATCTCGTGAGCATCCCCGGTCCCCTACACCCCGCAGTGCATGAGGCGCTGCGATCCCTCCAGCGCGAGCTAGAGAAAGACGAGGACAAGTAGATGTACCAGACCTATCTCGCAATCGGAAACCTCGGGGCTGACCCCGAGATGCGCTACACCGCCGACGGCAAGGCGGTGACCAACTTCCGCATGGCTATCAACGAGGGCTACGGGGATCGCCAATCCACCTTCTGGGTGAACGTCGTGGCCTGGGAGAAGACCGCAGAGGCGGTCGCCGAGTACGTCAGGAAAGGCGGGCTCGTCATGATCCAGGGTCGCTGGCAAATGCGCACCTGGACCGACAAGGAAGGCAACGAGCGCCAGACCTATGAGGTCGTGGCCCACACGGTCAAGTTCCTCAGCAGACCCAAGCAGGCCGACGGCGACGAGGAAGAGCCTGCGCCGCGGACGCGACAGGAAGCCCCCGCGCGAGAGCGCGAGGAACGCGACGAACTCCAGAAGCTGCCGTTCTGATGAGACTCTCAGCCGACGACATCTTCGGTGAGGACCAATTCGACAGCCGAGACGTAGATGCGGTCATTAAGGACCTAGAGTCCTACAACGACGAAGACCTGGACGAAGAGGACAAAGCCAATCTCACAGACCTGCTGGCCTTCCGAGAAGAGGCCCGCATCTGGAGCACCGAGTGGGAGTACGGAATGTCCTTCATCAAGGACTCCTGCTTCGAGGACTACGCACAGGAGCTGGCCGAGGAACTTGGCGCCGTCGGACGGGACAACCAGTGGCCACTGGTCTACATCGATTGGGAGGCCGCCGCGCACGCCCTCCAGGAGGACTACAGTATGTTCGAGCTGCGCGGAGAGACGTACTGGGCGCGGTCGTGATCCGCGTTGAGTTTCGCCTAACCATGCCAGTCACGAACTCGTGGAACGGCGGGTGGACAGGTGAGGACAAGAACCTCACCATCATCCGTAAACTGGACTATGACACCGTCATCGACATGCTCGGGACGGAACGTCGCCGCTCTTGGTTCCATGTTTGGGATGACGGGTGGCTGGCCTGCGTAGAGGCGCGCGTTCTCAAGTCAGGCGAGCGCGCCAAGAAGTCGGACGGCTTCTGTGGCTATGACTGGATGGTGGACAACATCATCTCGTTCGGAGCCACCACCAAGCCAGGAGACACCGCGTGATTGAACGGTTCGTTGACATCCACCTGGATGTTCGCAGGGAAGTCATGCTTCCCGCGGGTCGCCCGATTGGCGACATGCTGACAGACTGGGGCCTGACCGATGCGTTGCAGGAACAGCTGTGGGTCGTGGCCTACGATGGGCAGAAGCGCGTCATGACCGTGATGCAGACCGCGATGGGCGGGTACAACGAGATGATCGTCTCGGTCACGCCTACCATCGCCGCCGTCCTGATGGCGGGCGCACAGCGCTTCATCCTGGCTCACAACCACCCAAGCGGCAATGTCCAGCCCACAAACGAAGACCTCGACCTAACCGAGATCATGCGCAAAGCATCCAACACGGTCGGCGTCTATCTGGAGGACCACGTCATCGTAGGGCCACCAGATCGGTTCCTGTCCTTGCGGGCCGCCAGGCTCTACGCCCCGCCAATCATCCCTGAGTCCGCGGCGGTGCGGGCACGAGGTGGAAGATGAACGAGACCATCCTGCATCCCATAGGCGGCGGCATGCCCCGCTCACCCAAGAAGCTCCACGGACGCAAGTGGGTTCATGACCGCGACCGGCATGGGCTCACGTGGACACGCCGCAAAGCCACCAGTCGAACCTACTGTCCGGCTACCAAGCAAGGAACCCGGTAGGCGATGGCGGCGGGGCAGGGGCGCATCTCCAAAGGCCGACTCGCGCACCACAACCACCCGGCCGGGGCACACATCGAGACCCGGTTCAGCCCGCTGGACGGGGGGGCTGTAGTCATGGGGTACAGAGCGCACAGAACGATAGGAGCGGGACATCGCCCCCGCTCCATCCCGCCCTCGCTGGCGGAGAAAGGATGGCTGCCGTGCGGGAGCGCACCTATGCTGAAGTCGCCGACAAAGTAGGGGTCACCCTCTGCGAGAAGGCGTTCGGGTCCTGCGCGAAGCTCGATCATGAGGTCGGGACCGCGACGGCCACATCCGGCCCGGTCGTGCATTGGCGGCGCAAGCGCATGACACGCCCCGGCCTGAGGCACTTCCTCATGCTCGTCGCCGAAGCAAGGTTCTACCGGTGTCGATGGGGGCCGCGCTGGCTGCTCATCTACCATCGAAATGTAACCGCATGCATGCTGGCGAAGGCGCTCAGGACGCGACTCGACCAGCGTCACCTATCGATCACGGATCGGGCGAAGGTGCGCTTCATGCTCGACCACCTCGACCCGCGAGACTTCTCTTCAGAAGCCTATCGGGACATCCTGCCGCGAGTGCGGGGCTGGACCCAAAGGTTCCCCGCCCACCGGTAAAACCGCTTGCTATTACCGCTTGCGTGTGGAGATGTGGTACAATCCACACGATAGAGATCCGCAGTTAGGTACCACATGATCCGAAAACGGTTCGCAGCTTTGGCGGCGGCCTTCGCGCTGCTCGCCTTCCTCATCCCGGCCGCAGCCGGACCAGTAGCAGCCTGCCCGACGCCAACACCTTCGCCGACGCCAGTCGTGACGCCTACGCCGACTCCCACGCCGACTCCCACGCCGACGCCTACGCCGACGGTAGAGCCGACGCCAACGCCGACCCCGGAAGTAACGCCAACGCCGACCCCACCTGTGGAACCGACACCGACACCGACACCGGTAGAACCGACGCCGACGCCAATCGTGACGCCGACGCCCACGCCAGTCGTGACGCCCACGCCAGAACCGACGCGTGGTCTCCCTGTCGAGACGCCAACCCCGACGCCAGGCTTCGCCTGCCCGCCAGGGACTGAACCAGGCAAGACCACAGCCGAGGGCTGTGTCTTCGTCACGATGCCGCCAACCTCGACCCTACCGTGGACCTCGACGGACAGCGGCAGCAACGGACTGCCCATTCCCCTTCTCCTGCTCGTCGTTGTGCTCGCAAGCGCGGCCTCTGCCGTCCTCCTGTTCAGCCGACGTAGGAGCTAACAATGTCCCGTCCTCCCCAGGACCAGCTCGGCCAGCGTCAGCTAGTCGTGGAGCTGCGCAACGCCATCGACGCCGCCCGCAAGGTGCGGCCGAAGGGCTGGTCCGGGGAGGATCTCGCGTGCATGGAGCGGGTTGAAATGCTCGTCATCGCCAACCCCCGCGCAGTCCGCAGCACGCACGTCAAGTACAATCTCGGACAGGAGCGCCTTGCGTGGCTCGCAGCGCTCATTACGCTGCGTCGCGCCGAATAGGCAGCGAACGCTATACCGCAGTGGTACAGCGAGTACAGTCGATGCCGGACCCGACGCCGGTTGGCGCCAGGAGCGCCAAAGGTTTACCCGGCGCCGGTCCCGGCACCAAACCTTCAATCAGCATCCGAGAATGAAGGGTTAGTCAGGTGAGCCTAAGCGGCACGTACCGCTACGTTGGCTGGCTTCAAACGCAAGCACCGGTGAGAGCCCCGCGAACGGCCTGACCCAAGCAGGAGTCACATGGAAGAACTGATCTACCCCGACGACATCGCCGCTGACTGGCTCGACGCGAGCTGGTTCGAGGATCTGGTTGTGATCGCGTACCAGGTGAGCGGCACCCTCGGCGTTACCGCGGAGGGCCGCTTGGTCATTTGCGGCCCTGGCGTAGACGCCATCGGCGTCCTGGCTGAGCAACACACCACCGAGGATCTCTATCCCTACCATCTCGTCGGCCTCGGCGTACACGTGCTGGGGATCGAGTTCTGATGGTTGACAAGAACAAGAAACCGCCCGTCAAAGGCGCCAAGGGTGGCAAGCAGATCAAAGGCACCGCAACCCCAACGAAGCTAGGGTAGGAACGTGACCACCGAACAGTACGCCAAGGTCTTCGCGGAATGGGATCGCCGCTGGCGCGAGAACCCAGAGTGGTTTACCAGCGAGGCCGTCCACCTGCTCAAGGAAACCCCGGACGAGTATGGGCCTCTGACCGCGGCCTACTTCGAGCTGCTCATCGCGCAGCTGTTTCCTGAGCTGCTCATAATCGCCATCTCGAAAAACCCCCCGGACGAGTAGCCGTGCAGAGGCGGCTGGGCCGACCGCGCTGGTTCGATCTCATCATCGGCGGGCGCGAGTCACAGTTCAGTCACCTTTTCGCCACCTCCGTGGAAGGCACCGACGGCACGCCGCACGTGCCGCTCTGCGGAATTGAGCCATATGATCACGGGGCCATGGTGCTCTTTGCCACGCCGGATGGCTTCAATGAGAGATGTCCCAAATGCCTGGAGGCCCAACGTGAGTAGACAGTCTCGCCTCTGCTTCACCACCTTCGACGGTGGGATCGAGGCCCGCATCGGGCATGGCGCCGACTGCGCGTTCATCATGCTCCACGACCTCAAGAACAACGCGTACCTGGGAGCAGTCTTCACCGGCAAAGAGGCCGAGGCCCTTGGCCGCGCGCTGATCCGTCAAGCCCGTTACTTGCGGGAGCCCGTGCATGGCTGAACCGGTCGCGCTCTCTGCCAGCTCCGTCAACACCTATCTGCGATGTGGTTACCAGTGGTACCTGGCCTACGTCATGCAGATCAAGTCCCCGCCGTCCCTGAAGCAGGCCCGGGGCATCAGCGTGCACGCCGCCATCGAAGTCAACATGACCCAGAAAAAGGAAAGCCAGCGCGACCTCCCTATACAAGACGTGCTGGACGCATACCGCACGTCCTTCGCTAAGACAGCAGAGGATGTACCGGAACAGTCAAAGATCGGTGAGTTCACCGACAGCGGAGTTGCGCTGACGCGCAAGTACCAGGTCGAGGTCAGCCCCGGGATCCAGCCCATCTGGGTGGAGGAACCAGTCGCCTTCGATCTGGCCGTCGCACGCCCCGACGACAGCACCCTCATCATCCCCTGGACGGGGAGCGTGGACCTCGTGGACTCGTACGGACGGGTCCGCGACACGAAAACCACCAGCCGCAAGCCCCACGGAGCCGATTACAAGCTGAATATGACGGGATACGCACTGGGCTACCGGCATTTTACCGGGCAAATTGAGGACGAGATCATCCTCGACTACCTCGTGGCCACCAAGAAGCCCTACTACTACCCCGTCAAGAGTGGCGGGCCAGTCCCCGGCGAAGACCTGCGGGCTTTCTCCGCAACGGCAGAGACCGTCATCAAAGGCATCACCGCCGGATCCTTCCCCCCGAATGGAGTGCAAAGCAATGCCTGCTCGTGGTGCGGCTACAGAAGCCGCTGCCCCTACGTCTCCCGAACCATCAGCCCCGAAGAAGAGTGACCTGCCCAAGGGCCTGGCGGCGAAGATGGCCGCCATCATGGGTGGCATCGGAGAGATCAAGCCCGAGGGTCGCAACCCTCACTTCAGTTACAGCTTCATCAAGGACACCCAGATCAGCGGCCTGTTCCGCGCCCGTTTCGCCCAATACGGGATCGTACTGATCCCCGATGTGATCGAAGAGTCCATCCGAGAACGCTCGACCAAGACCGGTACCAGCTACGTCACGGTGCTCAAGGTTCTGTTCACCCTGGTGGACTCCGAGACCGGCGAGACACTGTCGGGCCACGGCATCGGCTACGGCGATGACCCAGCGGACAAGGGCGCCAACAAGGCGTTCACGGCTGCCGAGAAGTATTGGCTAATGAAGACCTTCCAGATCGGCGGCGAAGACGACGCAGAGTCGGACGCTGCCACCGACAAGCGCTACGCCGAGACGGACGAAGCCTCGCAAGGCCGGGCCGTGACGGTGCAGACCTCCTCGCTGACAAAGCCAGTGGGCAAAGGCGGACACCAGACCGTCGCCACGCAAGCCCAGGTGGTCGAGATCGCGTCCGAGATGGCGCGTCTCAACCTCTCGTTCTCCGAGCTGAACTCGATCATCGAGGCCACAGTCGGACGCGGCGTCGAGCTGCCCGAGGACTCGGCCGACCAGCCCGCCGCCATGCGGTCCTTCATCAGCGCCCTGGAAGGAGCCGAGGCTGGCAAGATCATCGAGACCCTGAACAGCGTCGAGAGCAAGCTCTCCAGCGACGATGAGCAGTAAGGTAGCTCATGCGCCATGAACCTGAGTGACAACACCCGCCGAGGGCAGGTCTATCTCTACCTGCTGACCCACGTTGACCAGTGGATCGACGGGCCGGAACTTGCCAACGAAGAGGTTGGCGGCTCCGAGGGCCTGAAGCGCCTACGTGAGCTGCGCGCCGAAGGCGAGCGCCTGAGAACCTATCGAGTCGAGTCGCGGCTACACCCCGACAAGACGCGGGACATCTGGCAATACCGCCTGGTACGCATCGCGCCGTCCGCAAAACACCCCCCTGAAGGTTCCGCAAACCGCCCCCCTGGCCGCGGGCAGGCCAGCTCCTTCCCAACCCAGGTGCGCCCGCTCTCCCAGGCCCTGACGCGCGACGCGGACGGCAACATCACCTACACCCCGCCACCGGTCATCGGTCAGCTGGAGACGCCCGTAGAGGCACCACCCCAGCCGCCCGAGCGCCGGTTCGACTCTCTTCCAAAGCGCCTCATGTTCGGCGAGGCCGTCCTGTGCCCTCGCTGCAAAGGTAAGACCAAAGCGGTCAAGGAGTCCTTCCCACCGCTTCACCGAGACCCTGAGGCCGGGGCTCTCGTGCCGTGCGCGCGTTGTAGCGGCTGGGGCCTGGTCCCGAACGAGGGACCTATCGCCCCAGAAACGAACCCTTGATGCCACGCAAAGGATCCCTTTCATCCTGGCCCACGAAGGACCTTGCAGTCGTCGTGGCGGCAGCGCTAGAAGACCCTGACGCCTCCCACGTCTGTCTCATGCACGGTTGCGGCGGCGCGCTCCGCTTCACCGAACACGGGTGGGGTCATCTCACCCACGTCAACTTCACGCACTACCCACAACCCATGGAGATCGAACGTGCAACGAACCATTTGGCTCATCGGCGCACCGGACGCCCCAGGCACCGAGTGGGCGTTCTCAACCGAGGATCAAGCACTCTCCTACATCCGAGAGTGCGCAGAAATCAACTGGAAACAGAACGTCGAGGTAGCGGCTGAATACATGCGCCACCCCTGGGACGAGGCCGCGGCGCGCGAGCACGCGGCGCAGATGTTCGGCTCCGATATGACCGTCGTCATCGAGTCCTCGATCCAGGCAGCACGCTCGATCTGGGAAAGCAAAAGCGAAGAGGCCAACTATCTGCTGACCCAGTCTCTTCCCGAGTGGATCGCGCGTCGGCTTGGAAGTCTGCCCGAGCCTCGCGAGGTCACCCTATTTCTGACATCGCCGCGGCCAGTATTCATCGGCGATCAGATCCGACCCGTAACTGAAGATGAGGTACAGGCATGAAGACCCCCCTGCGCGACCTTGCGCAGACACGCGCCAAGGGCATCGTTCAAGACTACAAGTCAATCCCGATGTTTGACCTTGGTGAAGAGGCCACGCCGGAGGATGTGGCAACCATGAAAGCGGCCTGGCAAGCGGAGCATCACCCCACGGTTTACATCGCGGGGCCTATGCGAGGACTGCCCGAGTACAACTTCCCGGCATTCTTCGCTGCGGAGAGGCTGCTGCTAGCGAAGGGCTGGTCCGTCTACAACCCGGCCCGCGTGGACATTGAGACGGACGGCTTTGACCCCAAGACTGGAGCCAATCTCCAACCCGTCGAGGTCTACATGCGGCGCGACTTCGACGCCATCCTCAACCAGTGCAACGCGCTGGCCGTACTGCCCGACTGGCGCGACAGCTCGGGTGCGACGCGCGAGCACACCATGGCCGAGGGCCTCGCCTACCCGATCCTCGATGCCACCACCGGTGAGCCTTTGGTCGAGGCCGGTGATCCGATCTATCTCCAGACCCTGGCGCATATGGCCAGCCTGCACCGCCGCAAGGCCGCGGGCTACTCCGGCATTGGCGCCATGGACACGTGGTCGAACTTCCGTGAGGCCGAGCACTGGGGCGTTTCGCCGCTCGCTGGCTGCATGGTACGCATGGGCGACAAGTATCGCCGCTCACAGAACCTCTTCACCAACCCACTCAACGACCAGGTGGGCGAGCCAATGGTCGAGACCCTAGAAGACCTGGCCGCGTACGCCCTGATCGGCGTCTCTCTCATCAAGGAGGAGGCTAATGGAAACCCCTGAGAGCCTCTACGTCGCGCAGATCATCGACGACGAAACCCGGGAAGTGGAGTGGCAGTCAAAGCCCACCACTTTCAGCCAGGCCGAGCACATCGCGGCGGGCTCGTACATCAACCTGAACCACGAGAAGTACTCCGTGGCCGTAGTCGCCGTAGAGGATCTGCCCCCGGAGGAGACGGCATGACCGAGGCCGAACTCACAGCCACCGATGCCCTGCTTCTTGAGCGGCTGCAAGATCTCCTGAAGACCCATCACATCACGTATTACGAGGTCTCCAACGAGATGTACGAGACCGGCATCTCCGACGTGTGGGCTGACTGGCGCCTGACGGGACGCCACAACATCCACCTAGTTTTCGATCCCAAGGAGAAACAATGACCAAGCCCTACCACCTCGTCGGACCCATCGAGGCCGAAGAGGAACACGTCATCTGGCGCATGCCCACCTGGCAGGCCGACGACCTGGCCAACATACTCCAACGGGAGTTCCCGGACCCCAAAGACCTGTACCAGATCGAGATTGAGGCCCTCCGCTCCGCCGCGGAAGAGGCTAGGTATGCCATCCGGCAGCGCAAGGGAGGTCAGACGGAATGATCCAGGACCAGATCCTGCACGCCATCGTCAAGGAGCGCCACAACCAGGACGAGAAGTGGGGCATCCAGCAACACTCCCACGGCGTGTGGTACATCATCCTCGGAGAGGAAGTCGGTGAGGTGGCTCGCTCGATCCTGGAGAACGACTCTCAGGAGCGAGTGCGCGAAGAGCTGATCCAGTGCGCCGCGGTCTGCGTCGCCTGGTTGGAGGACATGAGCGCATGAACATCACAATCATTACCTTCATCGCCCTCACAATCATTGCTCTGTGCTGGGTATTCATTCCTGGCACGAGGCCCTGGCGATGAAACGCGCCACGCTGCGCGATCTCTACGTCCAAGAGGAGCGCCAGCGCATCGTTCGCGCCATGATGAAGATCCTCGCGACTGGCGAGTGGCATGCCATCCGCCACCTGGAGGACGGACAGTTCATCAGCGTGTACGCAGTGCTCCAGGTCGTCGCGGATACGTTTGATGCGTAGGACCTTCGCCCGAGAGCGCTGGCTTTGGCTGGCGCTCCTGGCCGCGACGATTGCAGACGCCTGGTCGTACTCGTTGCTTTCGCCGGGCCAGGTGGCCGCGGGCGAACTCAGCCCTCTGGCGCGGGTGTTTGGCGCTGGGGTCGGCGCCTCTTTGGTCACTAAGGTCGTCGGCGGAGTCTGCTTCCTGATCGCAACCTGGGCACTCGCCAAAGCCGGGGCTCAACGGAGGACATTCGTGTTTGTGCTACTCGTCGTCATCGCCCTGAGTCTTCTCGGGGCTTACTCGAACCTCGTGGGAGGCATCTAGCCATGCTGTCCTCGCGCCAGCGGTTCTGGGATCAACTGCGCGCCCTGGGCTTCGACACCTACGCCGCGTACCTACAGAGCCCCCACTGGCAGGAACTGCGGCGACGATACTTCGCGTCCAAGCTCTTCAAGGGGCAGTGCTATTCCTGTGGTGGACCCGGCCCCTTCCAGCTGCACCATCGCACCTACAGGCGACTGGGGCGCGAGTGGCTTCAGGATCTAGTCGCTGTCTGCGATCTCTGCCACGGCTTCACTCACGCTCTTGAGTCCAAGGCTCATCTCGGTCTGTGGAAGGCTACCAGGAAGGCCCGTGCTCCTAGATCTGTCCGAGGCCAGAGGAGGAGGAGGGCACACCGCCCCCTCGCGGGGACGGTGCGTGTCGTCGGCCGTGAGGTCGTCGGATGACACTTTCTCGCTGGGTACTCAGGGTCGGGTCTGCCTTCGAGGTACGCCCCACACCCAACGCCGTTAGCTCGCGCTACAGGACGGGGGAGCTTGCGCTCTTTCTCCGAGGGGGGTCCGCCACTCTCTGGCGGCTCGGGCTGACTGCCGAGGTACCACTTCGGCCGGATGGCCTAGCCTGGGATTTGCGGCTACTTGCACCGTTCTGGTACCGCGTGGTACCATTCTGTCTGCAACGGTTGGGTCAGCGACCTGTTGCATCGGCCCGGGCGGTGTCTAAACTTCGCCCGGGCCTCTTCATTGGCTCTCCAGTAGATCGGTGCATGGACGGTAGTCTAGCACAATGAGCAGAAAGCACGTCAACCGACCCTGCATCTTTCTGGGGAAGGTGATCCGGGAGAAGGTAGATCCATGCGTCCAGGTAGAATGGCAGCGTGCCACCGGCCATCCGGCCCCGTTTGGGAACCTGCGCCGCCTCTTCCGGGGCGAGCACTGCTCCCAGCTCGATCCCTATGGCACTGGAGCCTGCCCGTACAAGGAGCAGGAATGCGCTCTGGCGTTCCTCCAGGCCGTCAGATCCAGCCTGAGGCCCGGCGTGCGGGATCCGGGCGGATACTTCCGTAGCGTCGCCCGTAGCACAGGAGCAGCCCGTGCCGACCAAGCCAAAGACCGACTGGGAGACTCTCTGGCCCATCGTGTATCGGAGGGATCAGGAGACCATCTACTCGCGGACCCCGAGCCCGTGGAGTTTCATCGCGTTCTGGATGCGCCGCTCCATAGTCTGCGTCGCCCCTCTACTGGACCCGTCGCAATTGGGGATGTGCTCAGGACGCTCCACCTTGGACCACATCAAGTGGTTCCTACGAACCGGGAAGAAGGCAGATGACCTTGAAGAAAACCTCGTCACGATCTGTGAAGCGCACCACATCTGGAGTGGGTGGGCGACGGCGCACCGCGTGGCTCTCCGTGCGTATCTGCGCTCCCTATACCCACTCGTTCACCCGGAGTCAGCGCTGTGACAAGTGCGGCAGCACAGCCTTAGAGCTGTACAAGATGGGTGTGCTATGAACGGCCACTACTCAACCGTTGAACTCCCGATGGAAACATTCAGTGTTGCCGTCCACGCCCCGCGGTGGTACGCCCGCGAGCTGTTAGAGCGGGAGATCAAGCGGCTCAAGACTGCCACGGTCATCGCGGGCACTCTCCGCGTTCGTCAGATGCGTGAGAAAGGTCGGTTCGTAGGCGGCTGGTGGCTCTCCTGTAAGGCCATCACCAATGGCCAGCTGTACAACCTTGGCGAGCAGTACGACCCGAAACCCGATGACCTGCGGTACCAGAAGCTCTGGATCCGCTGCTGGGACGCCGATGCCTGAGTTGACCGTCACCATAGCCTGTCGCTGGCGTCCTGCATGGCGATGGTACTTGGGCCTGATCGCTGCCCGGCTTCACTTGCACCGTCTGGTGCTTCACCTCGTAGACGGGGTGGTCCTGGAGATGCGGATAGAGAACCGGCCCTGGGAGGCCATCGGAAACATACGGTGGGTGCGATGAGCCAAGGGCCAGAACAACGCCGACTCGCCCGCATCGCATCGGCCTACAATGTAAAGGCGGAAAGACTTGGAAGACCTGGACGCATTGAGGCGGAGGATCTTGCTCGGATCGCGCTCCGAGATCGAGAGTGCCCTTACTGCGGGATCACGCTTGCAGAAAATGGGGGCACCTTCGATCACCGAATGCCTCTCGACCGGGGGGGCGCTAACGCCCCTTCTAACATCGTTCGCTGCTGCTGGGAGTGCCAACGTGCCAAGTACACCAAAACCGACGCTGAGTTCATCGTCTTCCGTGCGCAAGAGTTTCACTGCACAGTCTGCGGCCGGACTTTCCAGCCGCGCTATGCCGACCTTGCCCGCGGCTACGCCAAGACGTGCAGCCGGTCTTGCGCCGCTCAGAGCCGATGGGCCGCCCAGGACCGCGGAGAGCTACCCGTTCCTGGTTGAGCTGCCCGGCCAGCCGCCCTCCGTAAATCACATGTACGCCATGGCTCACGGGAAGATCTACAAGAAGGCTGGCGTCGAGCGCTACCAGACCGATGTGGCCTGGATCGTGAAAGCCACGAAACCCTCCGGGCCGCCTCCGGCGGGCATGATCCGTCTGCGCTACCGCTTCTTCCTGGACCGGGACAGCGACGTGGACAATCTCCAGAAGGCCATCACAGATGCCATCGCAACCGCTCTCGGCGTGAACGACAGGATGTTCGTAGCCGATGTGGCCTGCAAACACGTTGGCGTGAAGCAGCCCTATGTCCAGGTCCTGATCGGCTCAGCGGAGCCCTGCACGTGCGACATCTGACGATCACCCTGGTTGGCTCGCGCTCGCTTCCTATCACGCGTATGCGCGGGCCGCTGATTGTCCTGCTGGCCAAGCTCCCAAAGGGCACCAAGATCATGCTGCGTGCCCCGCGCACCGGCGAGATGGGCTCGTTCGAGGCCGCCGTCGAGAGCATCACCAGTAGCATGGGCATCACGACCGAGCTGGTCCACCCCGGGGAGGGCGACCGCGCCGAGGTCTACCGTCGCGACTACGCCATGATCGAGCGCTCTGACTACGTGATGGCGTTCTTCACCGAGGGCGAGGAGATGCATGGCGGCACCGGGCACGTAGTCGAGGCCGCGCTGGCGAAACTCGCCCCGGTGTACGCGTGGTCCGTGAGTCCCCTGGGTCATCTGGAGCGTGTTGGCGAGTACAATGTGCTTCAGGATGGACCACCATGAGGTGTCCTCATCTATACCGTTTAGAGAATAGTTGAGGCAACATGACCGACACCGCCGCCGCCAAGGCCGTCAAGCTGCTGTCTAAACCAGCCATCAACCGCATGCTTTTGTGGGCCAAGGAGTTCTCGCGCAGCTGGCACCTCGACATCCCCATGCGCATCCACAGCCGCGAGATCGGCGAGGACGGCGCGCCCCAGTGGCACCCGGAGTTCGCCGCCTGGATCTCCTCGGATGTCAAGGAGGAGAAACGCAGCCGCCAGCGCACCAAGAAGGCGTTCCGCAAGCTGCGCGATGCCTCGCCACGCGAGTTCGACGCGGTCTACCTGTACTGCGTGAAGGGGCTCAGCGTGCCGGAGATCGCCGCCGCCATGTCGCAGCGAGCCATCACGCGCAGCCTGCCTGACCGCTACGATGAGGACTCCGTCCTGCTACTGCTCTACAGCGGCATCGACATGCTGGAGACGCTCTGGTGAGCACCAATGACTGGGGAGTGGGCGAGGACGGGACCACCCAACTGGTTCGCATCCGGCTGTGCCTCGCTGGCCGAGAGAAGCCGCGGTACACGGACGTGATGACACGCCTGCGCGCCGAGCAAGAGCTGGCTGATTGGATGTTCTACCTCGATCCGAAGTTCGAGGGCGATGTCGTCGCCAGCGCCCTGATTGAGCCGTACACCCACAACTAAAAGGACCGTACCATGAACTGGCGCCGTTTCCTGGGGCTCGCAGCCCCGAAGTTCTGCCGCTACTGCGGCCAGCCCATCATCCACGGATCGCGCACTGTCCACCTCGGCTATGACGAGGAGACCGGCACCGAGCGGAAGCGCACCACTCAGGAATGGTGGTGCCCCTGGATCCTTGGAGACTCGGCTTTCACGAACAAGCACCAGGCTAGCTACAGGCACGGCTGATGTGCACCTGTCGTCCCATCGTGCTGGACCTGGGGACGGTCAAGGGGCTCTCTCACGAGTGGCGACACAACTGCCCCGTGCATGGCACGCAGTCGGAGTGGTACGCTCGCGAGGGCAAGGCAAAGCTCATAGCGCGCAGCCAGAAGGCGGTCGAGATGCAGTTCGCCGCTGCCGCCGCTCGGGCCAAGGCCCTTGAGAAAGGAGGCGAGGAACCGTGAGTCTCTTCGGGCTGATCCTGCTCATCATCATCATCATCCTGCTCCTGCGGGTCCTCTGGCCCACAGACACAGAGAAGCCCCCGCTACTTCAATCTAGCTCAGATCTGAGCCATATTGAAGGAACGGGGGCTTTTCTTGAATAACCCATCCCCTTATGCAAGGGAACGCTTATTCAGGGGTTCGAGCCGATGGAGTGTTGGGGGTCCAGCCGCGGTTGACCTCGGCAGAGACCTCCGCGTCGTAGTCGGGCCGTTCGACCGCCTGGTAGCGGACGTACTCTTCCTTGATGCGACCGATGGCCCCGGCGTCCGTCATGGCGATGTCCAGGATGATGCCACCGATGGCCGGGTGCAGGCCCTTCGCGGCCAGGTAGGGATACTGGCGCTGGAAGCAAGGCACCTGGAACGCGGTGATGCCGTGGATCTGGTCCTTGCAGTAGATGTGCAGGTGGCCCACCAGGAGCAGATCGACCGGGTCGCCGACCGGGAGGGCCTCCGCGATCTTCTGCAACCGGTAGCTGTCAGCGTACGGCTTGCCGCCGGACGGGTGGGACATGTAGATCTTGAGAGGTCCGAGTTCGACGTAGGTCGCGGTGTGCCCCACGTACTTGATGTCTGGGCGGTACACGCCGATTTGCCGCACGACATTGACCCCGGAGTCCTTGTGGAAGGACATGTCGTGGTTGCCGCCCAGCACCAAGGTCTCCTGGCCGTCCTCGCCCCGAGGGTAAGTCTCGCTGGCGTAGGCGACCTGGCCATCGGATCCCTGGACGTGCAGCTCGTAGAGCCGCCCGATGTGCATCTTGGCGGTACCGTCGGTGATGTCACCGAGGTTGAGGAACTTGTCCACTCCCTCGCTCGAAGCGTAGTGGTAGAAGTCCTTGAGCGCGGTGAGCTGCTCGTAGCTCGATCCGAGATGCGGGTCCGACATGACCCCGAGCTTGATGTGCTCTTTGCCCCGGTCGATGGGGATCCTGACCGTCTGGCCCTCGGGCTCTTTCTCGGTAATGAGCTTGCCGCCAATGATCTTGACATCGAAGCCGCGCTCGTACATGGCCGCGGCTAGGCGTTCGAGATCGGCGGGCTTGGCAGTCTCAGGGTCGATAACCCGGGCCGCCCGGAGCTTCTCCTCGACGCTGTCCTTTAGAGCTGACATGTATGACACTCCCCGCGCCGATGGCGCTTGATGAGAGAGTCCGACATGGGGCGATCCAGCAGCGTACCGAGTTCTGAGGCAATCAGGGGAGCAGGGACATCACCGTCGGCTATCAGCGCTTGCAAGTCGGCCCAGGTCTCCTCGTCCATCTTCGTCTTGTGCAGAATGGAGAGAAGGCAGGGCCTACCTCCAGTGACGCGTGTAGTGCGCGCGGCGATCACGTGATCGTAGAACTTGCCCAAGTAGTGTCCTCCTAGTGACGGGCACAGAATACACCCACTGGACGGGTTGCGCTACCTGTGTTTCGGAGGACGCTTCGGGATCAGCGTGGTGCCGCAATTGGGGCACGGCACGGTCTTGAGACCCGGCAGCTTGAGGTAGCCGAAGTACTCCTTGGGCGGGCATTTCGGGCAGACAAGCGGCAGGCCGTACTTAGGCATGGCCATTCTCCACTAGAACGCGCCGCAAGTACTCGTCGTACTTCCAGCGGATCGTGTCCGTCGAGAAGCGGCCGTATGCACTACCAGCGATCTCGTGCCGGTCCAGTGAGGGGGCGTCCTGTGCCGCGGAGATGTACTCCTCGGGTGAGGAGCAGCGCCAACCATCCACGCCCTGGCGCACCGTCTCGGTGAACGCACCCCAGTCCGACGTGATGACGGGTGTACCGGCCATCATGCTCTCGGCGTGAACACCGCAGAAGGCTTCGAGGTACATGCTCGGGCAGAACGTCGCGATGGCGCCGCCCATCAACCGAGCGCGTCCGGCTGGCCCTACCACACCAACGTGCTCGATGTGATCGCCAGACACCACGAGATCAATGCCGCGGAAGGTGTTGCCCTCCTGGGTACAGCCATTTCCGGCGATGATGAGTTTCGCCCCGATGGCGCGCGTAGCCTCGACGGCGCGCTCGATGCCCTTACGGCGGATGAAACGGCAGACCATCAGGTAGTAGCCGCCATCGCCAGGCCCAGGCGGGAAGTCCTCGGCCTCGAACGAGTTGGGGATCACGATGTCCCCGGTGCGCTCGTTATCGGGAATGCCCTGTACTTGCTGCCGCCCGGCAATGAAGTGTCGCAGGGCGTAGCTCTCGTACACGCGGTACGGCGCCCACACCCCCCAGTAGCCCACGCCGACCTCAACGGGGATCAGCTCGGGTAGGGCCTCGGCTACCGACTTCTGGCTCCAGCCCATGGTCAGGCCCAGGATGTCCCCGGGCTCCATGCGCTGGCGAATGGCGTAGATCGCGCGGGCGTTCAGGGCCTGCCAGTACGGCAACTGGTCGTCCCACTGGTCGAAGGTTTCTTTGGCCCAGTCGCGACCCGCAAACCAGATCGCCTGGTCTTGACGAGTCACGATGGGAATGTGCTCAGTGCAACGAGCCTCGTTCTCTTCGCCCGCATAGAGCCGCACGTCCCACCCGGCATCGTGCAGCATGTTGGCTTCTTTGCGGGTCTTCTCGGTAAAGGCACACCAGCTGAATGCCTTTGTGGTTTCCGTGTGCGGAAACCCTAGGAGATGGATCCGGGGCATTCTAGCTCTCCCGTGCGGGTTGGTTGACAACAGTGTACGCGTTTTCGGGATCAGATAATCACCACGGCTTGTGACGCAGGAACTGCGGTAATTGCCGCCTCCTTGATGAAGATGTGTCCGCCCGCCGTCTTGGGGGTTCCGGCGGCATTGGTCCACGCCGCGGACAGCGCTCCGACATCCGCTACATCCGAGAGCGCCAGGTATGAGAGACAGATAGCGATCCAGTTGTTCGGGCCGCCAGCCGCGAGCCTATTGTAGCCAGCCGGATCTGCCGGTGTCGCCGCGACACCGTCTGTGTCCTCGGAACTCCACGCAAGATCGATCCCATTGCCGCTCGCCCAAGGGCCAATCGCCGGGATCGGGCACGTCGCGACAGAGGCGCCTTCGACTCCGCACTGGAGCGGGTCGGGAATAGCCTGGACCGCACCAGACACAGCGACGCAAACCGCCGCCGTGGCTTGGCCGGTAATCGTGATTTCCACGCTGTCCCCCAGCGCACCGGTATCCACTATGCCCCACAGGTAGAGGTACTTGTGATCGTAGGATGGGCCTACTGTCTGCTCGGCCAGCAAAGCCCAACCATCTGGCGTGGAAGGAGTCGCCGAGCCGTACACTCCGGCGACTAACACGTCACCGGCCACGTGCCCGATAGGGAGTAGTACCGACAGGGTCGAACCACTCCCACCACTGTAGATTGCTGCGCGCAAGTCGATACTCATGATGTTTGCCTCCTAAGGATCTAGGTGATGCTCGCTACCACAGCGGAGAAGTTTCCGCCATGTGAGTTGATGAAGTGACCCAGGGGTGCGGAGAGCCCCGGAAACCCGAAAGCAACAGCATACCCGGCGCTGTCACCCCCGGATGGATACGAGTGCGCAAACTGGAGCAGGCCCAGCCCGGCGTACGCATTGAAGCCCGCGCCGTACGTGCTTTCCGCACCGGCGGCGATCACGAGCGCCGTGCAGACAGATGGCGTGACTACCGGCAGGAAGCTGCCCTGGGCAGCTCCCGTGATGGCGCCTGACTGATCGAGAGTGCCTGTGAGCCCAGACCACTCACTCGCGTGGAACCCGCAGTATGTCGTGTCGCTGTACGTGACCGTAATGCCGGTATCCGCCGAGCCGGAAACGATACCGACCCAGATCTCACAGTGGGGGCTAGAGCTGGCCGTGCTCTCAGCCAGCTTCGACCACGATACGTTCGTCTGTGTGATCGAGGAGATGTTGGTGCCGCCTTCGCTCTCCGAGCACAAGACGAGGACGTTCCCGTTCGTCGGAGTCGCGCCCAGGGTCGCCGTGGCACTCCCTTGGTCAGCCGCCGTAGAGGTGACTTCTTGCACAGGCAACCGCGCTCCCGTACTGCCACCCCCGCCCGGGGCGCCGGTTCCACCTGTAGGGCCAGTCGCACCAGTAGGACCACCAGAGGGGCCAGTTCCACCGGTGCCACCGGTCGCGCCAGCAGTTCCTGTCCCACCTGTTCCGCCAGCTGCGCCTGTACCGCCCGCAGCACCGGTGCCACCAGTGCCACCCGTGCCGCCGGTGCCACCAGCAGATGACCAGGCCGGGGAGCCCGAGACAACTTCGAGGACCTGACCCTCGTCTCCAACGGGCAGCCGAGTAGGGGCACCGCTAACGCTACCCGCAGCCCTGATGAAGACGTGACCACCCGCGGCGTGAGGGCTCCCGGGGTTGGTCCATTCAGAAGTCAGCGCTCCGACCGTGGTTACATTCGAGAGAACCTTGTAGGAAAGAACAAAGTCGTGCCAGGTGTTTGGGTGACCCTCGATGCCCCTACTGTACCCAGCCGGGTCCGCCACGGTCGGCAAGCTGCCAGTGCTGGTGCTCTCACCGCAGAACGTCAGATCTACCCCGTTGCTGCCCGCCCAGGTGCCCAGTTCCGGGAGCGGGCACGTCTCCGAGGCGGCGGCCTGCGTCCCATACTGAGCCGAGCCTGGGATCGCTTGTTCTGCACCAGAAAGGGCGATGCAGATAGCCATCAGCCCACCGGCGGTCGCAGAAACGGTCACACTCGCCCCGAGCGAACCGGTGTCCACGATAGCGAACAGGCTCAGGTACCTGTCGGTTGACGGCTGTGGCGAACCCAGCGGAGTCCATCCACTAGGGGTCGAAGGGCTGTTGTCACTAAACACACCGAGAACCAGCACGTCACCGACTACGTGCCCGGTCGGGAGCGTCACGACCACAGACGTGGTGTACCCATTGCCGTTGTAGGTGGGTGTGTCGCGCAAGGCTGCGGTTCCGCTACCAATACCGGTACCGCCCACGATCAGATCACCAATCTGCGTCATTGGGTTGGACATGCTGCTGCCATCACCAGAGCCCGCAGCACCAGTGCCGCCAGTACCGCCCGTGGCGCCCACCGCTCCGGTCCCGCCCGTGCCGCCTGTACCGCCTACGCCGCCGGTGCCGCCCGTATCGCCAGCCGCTCCTGTGCCACCAGTGCCACCAGTGCCGCCTGTACCGCCCGCGCCAGACCCACCAGAGCCAGCAGCTCCCGTGCCACCCGTTCCGCCAGTACCACCGGTGCCACCGGTGCCACCGGTGCCGCCCGCCCCAGAACCACCCGTGCCTCCGCCGCCATAGGTATGCAGAGACTCCAAGGCGGCGTGGACAGTGGTCCCACTGCCGATGGTGCCCGTGGCGCCCGTAGCGCCGATCTGGCCATCGACCAGGACGTTGGAGTCGAGATCGGTGCCGTGGTGATCGTAGAGGCGGGAGTGGGTGTTTCGGCTCATTACGTGGTCCTACACTCGATCACTAGATCGTCGGTGGTGTGCAAGCCCTCACTGAAGGTGACCGTCGATGTATCCGTCTCAGCATAGTCGGTGCCAAGCCGCTGGAGTAGCCCATTGAGGTAGCACAGCGTCGAGCCCAGGATGTACGTGAAGGGCATTACGAAGACCGTCTGTCCCTCCGTCGGCGTAAAGGTGAAGGATCCATACGACCCCGCGCTGGCGGAAGAAGAGTCATTGTTAGTGAACGACACGGCCGCACTGGTAACCTGTTGGGTGGTACGCAGGCCCATGATGAAGGCCCACAGCCAGCCTGGATCGGCCAGCTGCAAACCAAACTGCCCAGTGAACTTCACGTACGGGTTGCCGCCGGGATCCAACGAGGGAAAGCTAAAGCTCAGGCTTCGCAACGGCAGATTTACGATGAGGGGGTCTCCGTCCACTCCGAATGAGTAGAGCACCATTGGCATAACATAGCCAGGGACAACGTGTTGGCGCGTTCCTCCGCTGAGCGGCACATCATGAGCAAACCAGGTGCATTCGTACTGTGGTTGGACATTCTTCATGCCGCGTGCTGTTCCAAATGAAGTGCCAGGCATGCCGTTGACGATGAGGTCGGCCCGCACCCAGACTTCATTATAAATGCCGTAGCCATCCTCTCCCATGTGGTTCTCGGGCCACTGCCAAAGGTTGTGGTCAATAATCGAGGCCGAGTCTGTCGATCTCGCAAAGACCGTGCCTCCATCTGTGCCCGCCCACAGGCCGCCGCCCCACACGAAGGCATCGTTGACCAGCCCGCCACCGTCGTCGGTTTGGGTACACTCCCGCATCCCGTACGTGGCGAGTGCCTCGGATGGAAGTGGCAGCTCGTTCGGCTTATCCGAGAAGCCCCAGGGCATCAAGGTGCTCTCGACCGCATGCAGATGAAGATGGAAGCCCGGATCGATGTAGTACAGCGCTCCCCATTTGGCCAGCTCTGTCATAAGTTCGCGCCAGTAGGTGCCCTGTTGGATCGCAGTGAACTTGGTTCCCGCCGCGGGTGCTCCACCGTCAGGATTGCGCTCAAGCCAACCGACATCATCCACAAACGTAGTGATGTCCAATCCGTCTGGCACATCGAGGTAGTGAGCGAGATATACGTCCTTCAGCCAAGGCCCCATCTTGTAACTTGGCGCATCCCAAGGGCCAGGGGTCTTCAGGTAGTTGCCTGGGTCTCGGTAAACGCGCTTATCGAAGAGGATGTTGTAGTCCACACATTGAAGCGTCCACTGGCGGGCCTTTACCGTGCTCGGAGTAGAGGTATCCACTACCGGGAAAGCAAACCCCCGCTGCACCTGCGAGATGTAGCCGCCCCACAGAGGCACACCATCGAGGGTCACCACCAGCTTCTTGCCCGTGATGAAGTCATAGATCTGATCCGGGTCTTTGACCACCACCGTAGCCGTGCCGGGGGCGCCACCCATCTGGGTCTGAAAACGGGTCTGGGCGTAAAGCACAGAGGAATGGATGTCGCCGATGTCCTCTACGTCGATTGAGATCGTACTCATTCCCAGCCTCCGTGGTTGAAGCGCACGTAGACATTGTGCTCTCCGAAATCGCCAAACGTGATTAGGCCCGCACTGGTCACGGTATAGTCACGGCCCTGCATCTGGAAGATGCCGTTGTCCCAGAGCTGTACCGAGGCCGGGATGACCGCGACCCCCAGGTCGAGTGTGTCGCCGTATATTGCCTCGTCGTCCGTGTACCATGCAGAAGCGGAGAGTCCGATCCACGGGCCGCCATCTAGAATGTCCACCTTCTCCAGAGTCAAAACGCCTTGGGCTGATCCTGGCGGGAGTGGTTCTGGCCACACCGGGGGCGGCGAGGGCGCGGTCCACGTTGCGGACGCATCCAAAGTCAAGAAGTCGCTCTCGTACAGACTGATCCAGACCCACTCGATGTGGCCGAGCCCTATCGTGTTCCCCATCCAGCCTTCAAACCACCCCACTGGGGTCATCACTGGCCCGTAGGGAATGCCGGTATCCGTAAAGTCGGCCCTGTGAGTGCTGATGACAATGCTGCCGTGCGAGGGGTCGTACTCGAACGCGAGGCCGTACGGGAGGCCGTCTCCGGGGGGGTGGCCCCCGGCGGCCAGGTAGGCTGCGATGTCGTCGCCCTCGGGGGGAGGCCAGCTAAATGGGTTATAGGCGATAGGAGTCCCGTCTTCATATTTGATTGTGACATCGCCGTAACAGTATCCAAAGGCCGACAGAGAATATGTCACGTCTACCGTGGTCGGCACTATCACAGATGGGTGGAGGGAAATAGAAACATCCGGCGTCCAGTGGGTGGAGTCGCCGGGCAGGACGTAGGATTTGGCCTCTCCTGATACGGTCTCAGAGTGGGCGTGGGTAATAGGCCAGGGAGAGAGAGTGGTGATGAACCCAGAGGTGCCCGTCAGGTCTTCGATGGCAATTGCGCGTGGTGCGTAGTCTTGCTTGGCCAGGTTGGAGATGGTGACCTCGGGCAAAAACGCAGGCTTCCAGGGGCAGCTATTGGTCCACAAAGCGGGCTCGCCCTCGCTCGACTTCCAGGCGCGCATGTGAAGCCCCAGCTCATCAACACGAGCACGAAGATTGATGGGAACGCCAATCCACTCTTCTGGCGCTCCCATATTGGTCGGTACCCGCGCGCTGTCATCGAACCAGTCACATCGGTCCCAGTCCGCCACCGCCATTACCGCCGAGCTATCGGTTGCCACATACATAGCAAACACGATGTACGGGTATTCGGCGTAGTCCGCCTCGTGAACCCCCCAGGCGTACTGTAGAAGGACACGCCAGATCCACCATTCTGGGTTGGTCGGCGCCGTGACGGTCACGTTTCTCCAGAGGTACTCGAAGGGGTAGGTGAAAGCATCGTCAAACACAACGCCCATCCCTGGCCAGGAGTGCATCCCGGCCGCGAGCATGGCCTCGGCGTCCATCGTAGCGACGCCGTCCGAGACCGAGGCGCCGCCAAGCGAGTCGTCATCCTCCGTGGGGCGCAGCCATGTCCCGGTGGGCGCGGACCCGTAGCCTTCCCCAGCAGGCAAGAAGCTGTAGGAATAGCCACTGGGCGGGAAGTGGTCTGGGTCTCCCCAGGTACCTGCACTGAGCGTGCGGTGGAAGTAGTCGTACCAGTGCGGGAGGCTGTAGTCTATTCTGGGGATGCGGGGGAAATACGGGTTGAACGTGTCGCCCCAGAAGCTCTGGAACATGCTCCACGGCTCGTCGATCTCGTGAGAAAGAGTCAGGACGTATTGCGGATCCGATTTGGTGGGAAACGAGATCGTCATGGCTCGTATGGGCACTACGTCGGATATGTCCTCGCCCCCAGTGGAGAACACCTGACTCTCGATCTGCACCTTGGTGCCCACCTGAAGGGCCATCCCGGGATTGTCGAAGATCGTGCAGGTGAAGCTCACCTGGTCATCCTTGTGGCCACGCTTATTCTCGGCAGAGCCGTAAACGACCGAGTCGGCGCGTCTCTGAAGAGCGTCGGGCTTGGAGATGTTTTGTCGATACTCGCCCCACTGCCAGAGCCCATGGCGCACGGCCGAGGCATCATCGTAGGCACGTGCGAAGCCCATCGTGGGATCACCCATTGCCGAGCCCCACTCCATTGCTTCGTTCGCCAGGTTGGAGCCGTTGGAGTTATGGGTCAGCTCACGATAGCCGATATGGTTGCTGGCGGTCGGGTTATCGGTCAGCACGTAGTCCGTGGTTGGAGTGTCAACATCTACCCAGAAGACCTTGAAGGAGGGGTCGATATAGTACACGCCCATCGGAACACGGTTGATGATCTGCATTAGCTCAGCTACGGTCAGCCCGCCGTTATAGTAGGCGGTCTGGTCGGGGTTGGGGCTCCCTACGTTTTGGATAGAGGAGCTATCCCAGGTACACAGCTCCCCTAGGTCAGTATAGTGAGTCAGGTTATAATCGACCACCACATCTCCCGGAGACCCTTCCGCCCACCAGTAATCGTAGCCATTGACGGTGGCGGAATGCTCCGAGGGAGATGGTAGGGGATACTGCTCTGGATGCGCTTTGTTGTATGTTACACGCTTCGACCACAGGATGTTGACATCGGTGCCCTCCAGGGTCCAGATCAGGTCGCCAAGTTTGGCGGCAGATGTGTCGGCTACGGTGAAAGCGAACCCGCGTCGTATGCGCAGTAGGAAGCCGGTGAATGCCAGCACGTCATCTAGGAAACACTGGACCAGGGAGCCAGCCACGAAGCTATATTTATGGGTCGTGTCCTTGACGCGGATCGTGAGGTTACCGGGCGTCCCATTTGCTCGCATCGTGAAGTTTGTCTGCGCGAACTCCACGTCGGCGGTGATGTCTGTCGCCGCCACTTCGATGCGCACTACGGTCATTGCACAATCCTTCGCAGACCGAGCAGGGCGGCTTTCTGGTCGAACGCCTTCATGGCGGCATCAGTCAGGCTCTGGATGTCGGAGTCGCTGCGGACCTGTGGATTGTTGAACTGGAAGACAACCGTGTAGTTGCCTCCGCCAGTGCCGCCGCCATCGGCCATGCTGACGGCCCGCGGGTTGCGCAAGACGGCGACGTGTTCAGCCCCCGCCTCGCCGACAATCATCTGAGTCGCCCCGGCGGTCATGCCCACAATGCCAGCGGCACGGTTCTGTCGCCCACTGCCGACATCAGTGGACCCAGCCACAGGGCCAAAGTTCTTCAGGAAATCCGAAGCCCCAACATTCATCATGCCCCAGGCCGTCTTGATGTCCACGAAGATCTGGCCGAATGCCGCACCGGTCTGATTGAAGATCGCGGCGGAGTCGTTGATGATAGTCGTAGCGGCCTGAGCACCCTCGGTGAGCCAAGTCTGTGCTTTGTTGAGGTATGGCTGCTGGGCAGCATCCAGATACTTCATGGCGGCTTCGACCTTGGCGGTGTCAATGGTGATCTGGCGCCCGGTCGTCAGCAAGTAGAGCTGCTGACCCAAGTCCACCGCTTGCCGCAGGTTCCCAATATCGACGATGTTCACTTCGTTGCCGAACATCTGCTTCTGGATGTCCAGCTGCTTCTGGGCGTACTGTGCTTCGAGCTGGGCCTCCTGCATGCGCGCGGCCCGCTCTTCCGGCGTCTCTCCGGGGGCCATGAAGCCCGCAATCGCCAGCTGAAGGTTGATCTGCCGCTGAGAAAGCTGGAAGGAGAGTTCCTGCGATTGGCGACCCAACAGGATGTTCTGCCGCTCGTAGTAGCCCAGGTTGTCAGACGCGCCCTTGCCGATCTTGCCGGTCAGCTGCTCGGCATCCACCATAGAGCGGTTCGCGATACGCAGCTCATTGTTGTACTGAGCGGTCTGATAGACCACTTGCTCTCTGGCCAGAGACTCCTGGAGGGCTTCCTTCTGGATCCCCAGCTCGGCGACCTTGGTGATGTCCATCTGGGCATTGAGCTGGGTTTGCGAGGTGGCGGCATCCTGAGCATTCTGCTTAGCCAGCAAACCCGCCTGCGATGCCCCGGCTCCCGCCCACCGTGCCCCCGTATAGGCATTGATCTGGTCCTGTGTTAGCGATGCCCCAGCGCCCTGGTCCCCCTGCTGAGTGTAGAGAGTGCCATACGGAGCCCCGCCAACCATGGGTCCTCGTGGGAGATCACCCGTCTTGCCCGTGTACGGGCTGCCGCCGTAGGCAGCGCCGCCGGTCACAGAGTTAGGGGGTGGGGTGGTAGGAGTAACGGTGGGCAAAGTCGGGATAGCGGGCGCAGCGGCTGGCGTTTGCACCTCACCAGTGGGCATGGCGGGGATCTGGGCAACCAGCCCAGCGATATCAGTCTTACCGGCATCTATTAGCGCCTGGTATGTGTCCTGGGCGCCTGGGACAATGCCCTGCAAGAGGCTTTGCATCGCGTCCGTGCCACCCGTCGTGGGAAAAGTCGCGCCATAGGGCAGGATCGGATTGGCCAGCTGACCCAGTGCGAAGTTGGCCGGAATGACTTGCTGAGCCTGAAGCTGAGCAGTGGCCGCCATCTGGTACTGTTCAGCGGGGATGGTGCGCGAGACCATCTGCTGAATGATCTGCTGGTAGGACGGCATGGCATTGCCCTGGGCCTCCTGCTGGCCCATCAAAGCAACATCGGCCGCGGTCAAATCCCGGGTGGCGTTGGTGGTGTCTACCATAGCCACGCCCATGTCATCCAGCTTCTGGATGGTCGGTTCATCTACGCCAGCCGCCTCCATGGCCTTGCGGCTCTTGATGAGCTGATCCGAAGTGGAGTTGAACTGGAGCTTGAAAGTGCTGCCCGTCTTGCCCAGGTTGTCATTCCAGGACTTCAGGGCCAGCGTGCCCGTATCAAGCTGACGCTTCCAGTCCTGGGCAATGGGACCTGCCTGGCTCACATCAAGAGCGGAGACGCCCTGGGCGTTCAATGGCGCGTTCTGGTAAGCCTGGATAAAGCCTTTCGCCGGGAACGGTCCAGAAGCGGACCCTCCCGCCAGCAGTCCGGCACCCAAGCCGATGGCTCCACCAGCCAGAGCGCCCAACGGGTTGAACCCGGTGCCCACAAAACCCATCGCAGCGCCTGCGGCCATGCCAGCGAAGGGGGCCACCTGGGCAGCCTGACTTGGGCCACCGAGAACGCTACCCAGCTGCTCGAACTCGCTAGGAGTGGCTCCAATAGGAGTTCCGAACAACCCGCCCGTGGAGCGAGTCACACCTGGAATGCCCCCGGCAGGCTGGAAGGGGCCTGTGGTAAAGCCCGCGTTCGCCGCCATTCCCTGGTTTTGCTCCATCACGTACACACCGGAGCGAATGAGATCGTATTGGTCAGAGAGCGCCTTGTTCCCAGCCTCCATCAGGGAGCGCTGTGCTACATATGGAGTGATGACCTGGGCCGCGGAGTCTCCAAGCCCTGATTGTGCCATGGTGGCGGCCACGGCCGCCTGGGTGTTGCCGCCCGAGGCCAAGATCTGAGCGCCGGTGGCTTGTGTCAGTTTGCCCATGACATTGACAAAGCCCTGACCGCGTTCCGTGGTCTGACCAACGATGGTGCTTAGCTCTGACAGCCCTGCATCGAGGCCCTTCTCAGCTACCTGGAAAAGCTGCATACCTACCAGCATGCCGCCCGCACCGGCCAGGATCGACCGCGCCATCATCGGCTTCGTCAAGAACTCCGATGTCTTGGCTGCCGCTTCCTCCGCAGCAGCTGTCTTACCCTTTTGCCCCGCGATGAGGGGCTCCAGGACCGTCATTTGCTTGCGAATGTCCGCCGCCTGCTTTTTGGCGCCTACGGCCTCGGCGTCTCGCAGCGATGACTGCTTGACTGCGTAGTCACCTTCGAGCTGGGCGAGCTTGGACGCCTCTCCCTGAGCCTGTTGGATGTCGAAGCGAGCCATGCCTGCTAGGTGCTTGATCTTGCCCCGGCCGCCCAGGGTCTGAGCTGTAATCTGCTCGAACAAGACCGGCAGGGCGCGAACAGGGGTCATTGACTCTTGCTCGCTGATACGAGCGCTCATCTCAGCTAGACTGCGTCGCCGTTCCTGCTGCGCTTCACGGGCTGGTTCTTTGGCCTCGTACCTCTGGCCACTGGTAACCCGCACGCGCTCCTCCGCTGGCTCGCGAGCTGGCTTCTTGGCCGCCGCCTGCGCGGCTTTGGTCGCGGCATTTGCCTGCGCTACATACGCATCCAGCTGACCGGCGGGGATAGTCTCCTGCTCTCCGGTGATGATCGCGGACTTCCGCCCGCGTCCCTTGAAGATGTCGCCGATGTTGACTGTCCCGCCCATCGCGACGTTGCCCTGCGGGCCGCCAGCCTCGCCCTTGCCCATCAGGATCGGAGGCCAGTTCTCGACCGTGACTGGAGTGGGGCCGCCGCCGCCGCCGTGCGGTGTCAGCTTGACGAACTTGCCCGCAGGATCATGCCAGTTGCCAGCCGCATCTTGGACGATGCCGCCTTTGTCAAAGCCCGTCAGGTCCTTGGCGTTGTCCTGCATGCGCGCGACCCAGCTGGGAACGGTGTGTAGCTGGTCGTGGGGGATCACCACTCCGCCCTGGGGTGGACGACGCCATACCTGCTCCCCGTGCATGCCCAGCATCTCGACCTGGCCGGTGTCGCTGACCCAGGTCTCGTGCCCCTTTTCGCCAACGCGGAACTTCTGGGCATCAGCATAGCGCCCCAACAGGCCGCCTCCGGCCATAGGACGGTACTTGCCTCGCCCGCGCAGCCCACTAGACATGCGCACTTCGTCGTATGGTCGGCCCTCAGTGGCAACATTGTGCATATGCTGGCGGACGTGCAGTGCTTCTATGCGCTGATCTCGAAGCTGCTCATAGCCCAGATCGGCTGCCTCAATGAGTTTGTCGGATAGGCGGCTCTCTTCGTAGGGGCGACCTTCGTGCTCGACATTCCAGTCGCGCATGTGGCCAAGAATGGTGGTTTCCAGCGTATCTGATGGTGTCTTTTGGCCGATACCCCCAAGGACCGCGTCCCAGGTTGCGGTAGGACCGCCAGGGATCTGGCCCTCGAAGATGCCGCCCTTGCTCAGGCCACCCTGACTTCGAGCAGAGTCCTTGATGCGTCCGGTGTTGTCCACCAGGGGTAGGCTGTGTTCCTGCGCGCGCCGCACCCACGGAGAGACGCGAGGCTCTTCCATATACGGAGAGACGGGGGCCGCCGCTGGCTGCTCGCGCAGAGCGCGCAGCTTCTCCATGTAGCGGCTCTCGCGGGCCTGCGTATCCCCCTCGATACCTCCCAGGCCCCGCAACTGGTCCATGCTGGCAAACATCCCACCCCAGGCCAGGCCAGGGAGCTTGGTATGCATCGCGTCTTCTATGGTCAGGCCGACGCGCTCCTTGGCTATGCCCGTCGCTGCTGAACCCGTGGCAGCCACGACGGCCTTAGCCTGGTCGCGAGCGATGGCCTTCGTGCGCTTGCGTGCTTCGATAGCGTCCAGTGCCGCCTCGTAGGTCTTGGTCGGTCCACCGACCCCTCCTGCGGGCTTGACGGTTGGCTCTGACTCGGGGATCCGGGTGCCAGTCAGGTCCGCAAGCGAGTCCACCGGCGGCAGGCCCTTGGCCCTACGCGCCTGGTTGGCCTCGAACAGCTCGGTGCCGACGTTGACAATGCCGGTGCCGCCCTCGAAGCCAAGCGTCGCGCCTGGGCTAAAGGGCACGTCTGTCCTGCTTACAGCGAACTTCTTCTTGTCGGCCTCAGACAGCAACCCAAAGCCCTTGTCCGAGGCGTCCAATGCCTTCTTGCGAGCGAGGGTCTCTTCACTGCGCTGCTTGGAGACCAGGCCCCCAATGCCGCCCTTGATACTGGAGGTCGCCATGTCGAGAGCGCTGGCACGGTCGGCATGGATGTAGGGCCGCGCGGCGCGACGAGTAGCGCGCTGCTGCTTGCCCACCGTCTTGGCGCCTCGGCCAGCCGTCAGCGAAGACAGGATCGACTGGGCTTCGACGTGCTGCCCCCCCATGCCCAGCTTCAGCGCTTTGGCCAGCTGGGGGTTGAACTTGGAGAAGTCTGCCTCCTGGAAAGCCTTGAGCAGTTCAGGCGGCATCGGCGCAGGAGCCGTTTGCTCGGGCTCCTTATACAGGACCTGCCGTGCCGCGTCACTCATCGCGAACTTGAACTCGGGGCTAAGTCCCGTCAGTAGGCTGGTGTCAATGCCCGCCTTCTTGGCTGCCGCCGTCCACTCCTTATCCGACAGATCTAGCGTTGGATCATGACGAGCAAACGAGCGGTTCCAGTAGCGCTTGTCAGGCCCGAGTGGCGCCTGTAGAGCCGGAGGCACATTCTGGACCTTGCTCTTCTTGGCTCCTACAGATGGGGCCGGGTGGGCAAACCCCCCGGGCGCCACCTGGAGCGCACCGTGGCGCGGGGTAGTCGGCCTGGGCGTGGTCTTGGGATAGGTGGGACGCGCGACGATAGGCCCCTCCTCCTCATACACGTCTTGGGCCGCACCAGTGGGGACACCCGTTGTTGGCCGAGACGGTCGGCCACCGCTCGGTCGCACTCCGCCGCCGCCACCGCTCGGTCGTGCTCCGCCACCGCCACCCGCGGGCCTGCCACCCGTAGTGCCGCCGCCGCCAGGGCGGGCAACCTCAAGCACAGCCGGGATCACAACCGGCTGCATGTTCTTGAGATCTGACTGGATCTGGCTGCGGATCTGGCCGAGCTGGGTCTTGTTCCAACGGATTGTGGCCGGGACAAGGACCTCGTGGCCTTTCTCGACTTCCTTGAACCCGTCGTCCACGGAGTGAGTCAGGGCCTTACCAGAGAACTTGACTTTGGGCTCGACTACCTGCTCACCGATTTTGGCGATCTCGTCTTTGATGCCCTGCCAGTCCCCAGACTTTTGCAGGCCAATCCTGACACGCCGCTCCCTGGAGGTTATGCCCTTCAGCTTCTCTTCGAGCGTGCTTGTATCGGTCTCCAGTTTGGAGAGATCAACGCCAATTCCAATCTTGAGATCGCCAAGGTCGGTACTCATGGTGCACCTAGCCCATATCCGCGTCCCCTAGTGACATTCCTGGGGTGTACTCGATAGAGTCGCCGCCGCCACTCGACTGTTGCTGCTGAGTGAAGTAGTCCCGCTTGAGCATGCTGTAGTGGCGGTACGGCAGAGCGGCCACCTCGTGTGGCCACTTACCATAGAGGCGGCCCAGCTTGCAGAAGAGAGCTGGGCCGCCCAGGACTACGCTTTTCCCAGATCCTCGTCTTCGGGCTCGGGCTCTTCATCCGCGAAGTGCAGCTCCACTGTCGCAGAGAGCAGCTGGCGGAGCTGACGATAGCCCATCTTGGCCACGTCACGCGTGGTGAGGGCGGGCTCCTTGCAGCTGGCGAGCAACATCAGCTTGTACTGAAGCTGTGTGTCGATGCGTTCGCCGTCGGCAGTGGTAGCCTTCTTGAGGATGTCCTCGAAGTCCTCACCCGAGATCTCCACGAGGTGGTAGTTCTTGCCACGAGAGACCACATCCATCCAGGCGTAGCCTTCGGGGTTGATGCCCTTGGTGGGCCTGTTCGTCTTCACGCGAGTAGGCACAGTCGAACTCCATCTATCTCCAAGCTCCGGCCGTTGAGCGCAGTTCGCTTGAATGGGCCGTCGAGCTTATAGAGCTTGCCCCCCATCTTGATGCGGTACTCGCGTTCGAGTTCGCTCTCAAAGGTGAAGGTATTGACATATGAAAAGACGGCACGAAAGTCGTAATCGCCAGACCCCTGGCTAGGACCTTCGTGCCGTCTGATGGACCAATTCTCGAAGCTACCGATCACCATGCCGAGGGGGCCATAGGCTCCTTCAACACGAGGATCCGCCTTCGGGTTCCTGAAGTTGAGAACCGGCATTTCCTTCTCCGGTAAGAGAATGGGGCAACCACTTGTAGGCCGCCGTTGCCCCGGAAGCGGTCTCGTCTACAGGTTGACGGCCCACGGGCCGGAAGCGCGGAAGTTACCCGTCATCTTCACGGCATCGTTGATCGCAGCGGTGACGTTGGCGTCAAAGAGCGCCGGTCCCGAGGCGATCAGTGTACCATCCGTCGAGGTGTCCTCGGCGTACAGGTACAGCAGGATCGTGTCTGAGGTGGTGGCTTCGAGGAGCAGGTCGCCCGACACGTCGAGGAAGCCGGTGTAGTTACCCTGAAGGTCGCGCAGACCGACGAGGTAGGTCTTGTTGGTGTCGCCGAACACAGTGGACTCGACGTAGTCGCGTCCGAGGTTCAGAGACCACTCGGTCTTGTTGGCAACGCGGATGCCGTAGCCGACGCCGGGGGTCAAGGGGGTGCTGGGATCCTTGGGACCACCGATGTAGAGCGAGGCATGCTTGCCGTGGATCTTGGTTCCTGAGTTGCTCATGTGCGTGTCTCCGCAGTTAGTCGATCACGGCATCGGCAGCGCCGGGCCGAGGAGTCGCCCTAGTAGTAGGGAAGAGGCTGATCGGTCCAGACCTCGTAGGTCCCACCGATGGCGTAGTAGGTCTTCCCTTCTGCATCGACATCCTTGGCGTACAAGTCCGCGACACGTCGGCAGAGGAGGGTGGTTTGCCCGTATCCAACATCCAACGACGCATCGTGGAGAGCGTTGGCGACGAGCTGATCGATGTTACCGGCATCGACCGGGTTGTCATCGAGCACGCTGATGTCGAAGCCCGCCACGTGCATGACTGACATGTGGGTATACCGCATGGGGTCAAACACGGGGACGTAAACCAGGAACGGGTACTTCGCGTTGGTGTCGGCGAAGTCCTCATAGAAGCCCGTCAGCGGGGGTTTCAGGCCCGTCGCTGCGCGGAGCTTTCTCACCAGAGCTGCCCGGATATGAATGGAGGTGGAAGGTGCCACCGCAGGCGTTGTCACGGTCACCTCCCGAGTTCTTGCTTGAGGTGCGTCTTGAGCATCTGGGGGAAGTAGAATTCTGCTTCCTTCAGGGCGGGTCTCATGAAGGGCTGAGCTGCCCCATGCCGCCTGGTGCCGAACTCGACGTACTTCGCGTACGGCGCCTTCGAGCCACCAGCGAGGATGAGGCGCCGGATGACGCTACCTTCGTCGGCGTCCTCGACATGGATGGAGTCACGCAGGTTGCCGCCCGTGCGCGGCTCTCCACCTGTGTTGGACAGCGCCCGACCTGACCTCAGCTCTCGCTTACCGGCCTCAGTCAATCTCGCCTCAGCGGCTGTGTTGATGGCGTATCGCGGCTGGCCCCACTTGGGCGCGGGCAGCTCGGTAACTAGTCGGAGCGCTCCGCCTTCTCCTGCGCGCATCGTGCGTCGCAGATCGCCAGCGGGTCCACCCTTGAGCTGCGGCAGGAAGGCGTTTGCCTTGTTCCGCATTGGAACCAGCGAGTGCTGACGAGCCGTCTCGCGCATCTTGATCGTGGCCGCGTAGCCCGTCTTGCGGTACGCCGCCCGCGAGTATGGCGTGCTCGCCGGAGCGGCCTTCTGAGCTGGTAGACCCAGTGCCTTCAGCATAGGCGCTTCGGTGGCGACTTCGGAGGAGGTCTTCCAGCGCCGGTGAGTGCTCTGGCCGTGGAAGAGCTTGCGTACCGGGGCCTTCTTCTGGGCAGAAGTCAGGATGCGCTCGGCAACATCATCCATGGCGCTCTGAACAGCGAGCTTGATCCCGGCATAGACGCGGTCCATGTCAATCATCGCTGCCGCCTGATCGTGACCTCAAGGGCCTCTTGCCAGGTGGCGTTGCGAATGTCGATGACCTGGTAGGAGTCACCGAGGATGGTCACGCGGTCATTCGGAATGATGTCCGTGGCCACAGGCACCCACAGGCGGTGGGTTTGCACGGTAACCTTGCGGCCACCTTCCTGAGTCGAGTCATTGACCGGCGTTGAGAACAGCCAGCCCCAGACCGTCTCGACCTCCACGTCCGCCCGGGCGTCGTCGCCGTAGATGCCCTCGGTGAAGGCGGGCCGAAAGATCGTGATCTGCACCTTCTCGTTGGGATCCACCATAGCCTGAACCGCAGCCAGCTGCGAAGTGGAGAGAAGCGGTTTCATCTGAAGCCGCCAAAGATGTAGTCTCCGAGCAACAGCTTGGCCGCGTCAGGCATCTGGTTGCCAGGCATCTGTACTCCCCGCAGAGGCCGCGGCTTACGAACAGAGAGTTCGCCGAGGTGAACTTCCTCCAGCGGCTCCATGCCCTTAGAGGCCAACTCGCGCTGCCCCAGTAGGTAGACGATGGTCTCACCGGTGGCCGCGGCGACCGCGCCGGGCAGGTTGTGGCGATACGTTAGCGTCACTAGACCCGCGGTCGGCGTAACCAGCTTCACGGTTCCCTCGATGGAGTTGAATGTATAGTCAGAGGTGGGGGTCTTTGTGACGCCATCGATCTTCACGACGGGCGTAACCGTCAAATCCCAGAACTGGTTCTGGGCGCGGTACGTGTCCGGCATGACCGAGTCCGACGTGGTGGCCTCGATGTCGTCGAGGACCTCGACCATCAGCGGCTCATCCACCTCATCAAAGTCGTAGCCATAGGTGTACTTCATCACACCAACAGGGCGAGCCAGCCCCAAGTTGGGGACCAGGCCGGATCCGAAGACACCGATGGAGGTGACGGCCAGGGCGACGACTTCCACGTAGCCGCTGGACTCGTTGACGTACATCGACTGACGACTGACGGAGTCTGTCTCGGTCACGATGTCCACGTGCTGCGAGTTGGTCACGTCGATGCGGAAGGCCAACACATCCTTGATCGGAGTGTGCCATGGCCAGAAGCGCCGCGTCCCGTACTGCTGGTCGGTGCCGATGTCCCAGTTGTGCTTCTCGTTGGTGATGGTGCCGCCCAGGAAAGAGTGGCGCTGAGGCAAGAGAGGGACGTTGCAATAGGTATCCACCATGGCCGACGCTTCGTCACAGAGCGAGCGCAGCGCCAGGTCGGAAATACCCACGAGGTCGATGCCCGATCCGATGCTTCGGAGTCGAGCGGGCGTCATGTACATCGACCCTCCTTGAGAGCAGGGGGTCAGCCTCCTGCGTACCATCGCAGGGCACGACCCCCTGGAAGTGAGAATGACCCCAGGCCCCGCGTTGCTGTCGGCTGGTGGCTTCCCGGCTAGACCCCACAACCCCCCACTCGGGGGTTGAAGGGGTCGTGGACGTGTCCACTTTTGCCGGAACCAGCGGGGTAGAAACCCCATCTAGGTTGTCGGAGCAGCCCCTCGCTCCCGGGGGGGAGGGCTTCGGCGCGGTGGCAGCGCCCATCGCTAAAAAAGGCGATGGTGCAAGCCGTGGCCTGGGATCAAGCCGGGAGCCACCCGGCGTAGACGGCGAGACAGGGTGGGCCGCTGGAGGCCAGCCCACCCCTCGCCGCGAAAGGCTATGACCGGCGAATACGGACCTTGGTGGAGAAGGTTGGAGCCTTCACCGCCAGACCCCACATGCCGAAGATGATGTACAGGTGGGTGAGCTGTCCGCTGATCCCGATGGGGATGTCGAGGACGGTCGGCCCATCCGTGCCCAGGTACGGCATGGAGATGGTCTCTTCGTCGAGCAGGTAGAGGTCCGCACAGGTCGTCGCAGCCGAGAAGGCTGAAGACGGGCTGTAGGCCCCGATGGAGTCGCCCGGAACGGTGGCGAAGGGCAGAGGACCGAACACGGTGTTCACCGCATTGGTCAGCACGCCGACGCCGACGTTGACGAGGTTCTCGGGAGCCATGTAGCGGACGTTCTTGTCCTGCTGGATGTCGAACGCATGCTTGTCGAGCGGGTTGCCCCAAATGATGGAAATCGTTCCACCGAGGTTCTCCACAATCGCGCAAGCCATGTCGATCTTGGCGCGCATGTCATCCGGCGAACCCGCCAGGACATCCGCGTTCTCAGCACCAGGGCTGGAGCGCAGGATGTACCGGAGGCCGTCGAAGCCATTCACATCGTACACACCGGACTCATTGGACGTGGTGCCCGCGGAGTCGGTGCTTGTGCCCGAGAAGATCTGCTTCTGCATGGTGTGCGCAATGGCGCGCAGACCACCGGTCAGCTCAAGCTGCTCGGGATTGTACCCGGCACCACCCTGAAGGACAGCGAACTGGCTCTTCAGCGAGATACCACGCCTGGTGGCGACCACCGCGACGTTGGTCGTCTGGCGGAGGTACACGTTCTGATCGTCGGTGACGGTGCCCAACTCAGCCATAAACTGAGCAGCGCCGAACGCCGTGATCTGGTTGTAGGCATGCACGAGGCCGTTCGCCGGTTCCTTGGGGAACCGCTCCCACGCCGGGAACATGCGAACGTACAGCTCGTACAGCACCGGCTCAAGGTCCTGACGGATCAGGGCGGTGGCGCCAGTGGTGTCCAGGGCCTTGCGAAGCGTCGGGTTGCCCGACATCTCGATGGCGTGCTGGACAGCGTAGCCGCCTGCGTTGGCCCAGGCGCTGAACGGGATGCCGCCATCCTTCTCCGCCTGCATGGCGAAGAGGGCGAGCAGCTCCGGGAGCGTCTTCTTGCGAAGCTCCTGGCGCACTGCCAGAAGATCCTGGCGGCTCATGAAGCCGCGTTGGGTCAACGCGCTTCCGCCATCGACGATGCCGACGGGCGGGGTGGCGGGAGTGGTGTTGGGGGCCTCATTGCGGGCCGCCAACTGAGCCTGGATCTTCTCCAGGGTTTCATTTGCGGACTTGAGCAGGTTGGCCTGCTCTTCGGGATCCATGTCTAGCTCTCCTTCTGGAGCAATTCGATGAACTCGTCGCTGTAGATCTCCCGAAGGTTCTCGAACTTCGAGACGGCCTCGGTAAACCTGGTGCGGCGACCCATCGGGGTCGATGCGATCTTGTCGATCACCTCAGAGGTGCGGCTGAGCAAGGTAGCTGATACCTCGCGGGTTCGGGCCTCGGATGCCTCGGCATTGATGCGGAGTACGCGTTCTGCTACGAGATCTTTCCGGGCGGTGACCAACTCGTTGGTGGTTGCCGTCAGGGTCGCCAAAAGATCCGTGATCGTTTTGGCAACTTCAGGAAGTGCCTCTCGCGCCAGTTCGCGCGTGACCGTGTCGCCGAGGGCCGCGTCGTCACCCTCTGCCGTCTCGTCGGCAAGAGCCCCATCGGTCTCAGGATTGCTCGCGGGAGCGCCCTGTGGAGGAGCGTCGTCGGACGGGCTGTCCGTATCGATCTGGATAATTGTAACCTTCGCGTCCTCAAGATCAAGAGCCTTCTCGCTCTTGTCGTCGTCGTCGCCATCCTTGCGCTCGTCGCTGGTGTTACCAGCTCCGTCGTCGGAGTCGCGATCTGACTCATGAGGATGCTCTCCACCGTCGTCGCCATGTGAATGGTCGTGCTCGGGGGAGTTCATGGCTTCGCTATGAGGATGATCCTCTTCGCCGCCATGGCCATGATCGTGGCTGTGCTGATGAGCGTGGTCGTGAGTGTGGGTTGTCCCATCCTCGTGACTGTGCTCGTGCTCGTGCTCGTGTGCATGGTCATGCTCATGACTGAAGTCAGGGCTGGCCGCGTCGGTCAGGAAGTGATGCACATCGAAGTCATCCGTGAGGGCTTCGAGGAAGTCGGCTTCGGCGAGGGCGTCCGTCTTTTCGCGGTCGCCTATCCCGGCCGACTTAGCGTGGGCTTCGAGGTGGGCCTTGCCGCACTGCTCGTTACCCGGATCGCCAATTCGGGCCAAGGCATTCTTTTCCAGGTAGCTCTTGAGCAGAGCCGTGTCGAGTGCGCCACTCATCGTGTGATGTGGGTAGTGACGCAAGCTGCGCGGCGTGGTCTTGCCAGACGAGTCCTTCTTGCCACCCGGGCTGATGCAGGCGAACGCGGAGTCGGGAAGCTCGTTGTGACTCTTCGCCACCATGCCGTCCGTGACCATCGCAACGCCGTCGAGCTGACCTTCGATGCGATACATGCCAGTCTCGGCATCGAGCGTGATCGTCGGCGCTGAGGTTTCCAGCTTGACTGCATCCTTCTGGATCCCCTTCAACGCCTTCACGGCGTAGTCGATCCAGGAACGCGGGTTCGCCGGAATGCCAACGATGCTGGCCTCCAGCAGGTTGACGTGGGAGATCAGGTACGTGCCGTCCTTGCGGCGGGTAGCCCCGCCTTCGGGGATCATGGCCCCGATGGACAGCCCGACCTTCGCCTTGCCCTTGCTGTTGTAGATGCCCTCCCAGGACGCAACGGCACGCGGGTTGACGCCGTTGATGAGGACATCGAAGTCCAGGTCCCAGATCGGAGACCCGTCCTCCTTGGTGCCCCGCTTGGCTACGGCGGCGCGCTCGACCCAGCCGCCCATGTCCTCGGGGACTTCGTAGGAATGGTTGAGGAAGATGGTCAGACCCGCGTTCGCGGTGGCCATCATATCGTCGAGAGCGCTTTGCTCCATGTCGTCGCCGTGCAGGTCCTTGACCGTGGAACTAGCAACGCCATGCAGACGCATCGCTCCCTCAGCGTCCTTGGACGCCTTGAGGAGACCTGAGAAGATGTTGAACTTCACATCAGGCTGCATTTGGCTTGACCTCCGTTGATGTATCAGTTCCCGCCGCGGCCTTGCGGAGGAACTCATCGAACCGGGTCGCTGCCTCGTCCCAATTGAACGCGGCGACTACATGTTCCCGGCCAGCCTGCCCGAGTGATCGCCGTGCCCCTGCGGATTTGTAGAGGCGCTCGATGGCCTGGGTGAAGGCTGAGATGTCGGCGAGCTTCAGTTCCTCGCCTGAGGGGACCGTGACCTCGCGGTCGAGCGGTTCGACAAGCACACCGCCTGGCCCTACCGTCTCCGGTATGGCCGAGCAGTTCTGTGCGATGACAGGCACGCCGCATGCCAGTGACTCTGCCAGGGTCAGGCCGAAGCCCTCACCACCAGAGGTGGAGACGAAGATGTCTGCGGCGTTGTAGAGGGCCGCCAGATCCGACTCTGGCCAGCCTTGGAAGCTGTTCATGTTGGCTGGCAGGAAGAACCGCTTGTGCAGGTCTTCACGGCGGGACAACATCGATGTGATCCAGACCCCCGTCTGAACCCGGTCTTCGCACTGGAAGTGCACCTGGATGTCGGCGTGCCGCTCCATCGCGGGCCAAAGCGCATGCACCGTAGCCCCGAAGTCTTTGCGGGCCGAGTTCTTGTCCACCCGGAGTACCAAAAACCCATCAGGGTCGTAACCAAACGCCTTCTTGCATTCGCGTTTGGTGCTGACCTTGTTTCCGTTCGAGAGCGTGATGGGTTCCTTTGGGCTCACCGGGTGATATGTGATCGTGTCTACCCCGTGAGGCACGAGGTGTGAGTCCTTCAGCTGACCCTGTCCAAACTTCGACATCGCCACCACGAGCGATGCCTCGGCCAGCCCTTCGCTCCATATGGGCGGTAGGTTATATCCGTCGATGGGGACGTATGTGACGATGGGGCGGTACTGGAGCAGGATCTTCTTTGCGTCGTATGGGTTCTCGTGCAGCATCGAGAGGATGACGTTTGCGTCCTGAAGGATGAACACCACATCAGGTTCGACCGTTCCGAGCATCTCGATGTATCTGCTACGCCCATAGCTGTCGTTACCGACCAGCATGTTGGGCCGGTACAGTTTGAGTGGCGTTGGCTTGCTTGGATCCCTCAGCGAGGGCCAGAAGTCGCCGCGGTAGTTGACCCCCAGGACCGAGATGTCCCAGCCGAAGTCCTCTACCAGTCGTTCGCCGATGCTGTGCGTGACCCTACCAAACCCGGTGTGGCACCCAGCATCTGAGAGAAACAGAGCCTTCACTGCATTCCTTTCGCGCCAGCCTTGAATGTCTTACTTCGGAGCTTGATGCCAACCCAGACAGCCACGCAGAACAGCACCCACAGCACCGAGAGTCCAGCCTGTCTGGCTGGCGCGGTGCCATCTAGCCATCGCGTGACCGTGAGCGGGATCGAGAACGCCTCCCCGGCCACGAACAACTGGAGCGGGGGGTTGATAGGCGCTGTGTGGCGCTGGGCTAGATAGATGGCTCCCACCACCAGCCCGATCAATGTCACCGTCAGGAGCATCGCCGGGCTGAGCATGGCACAGAAGTCATCGAGTTCAGGCATCTGGGTCTTTCTCCTGGAGGTGAATTCGCAGGATGCGGATCTCGTTCTTGAAATCCGTGGCCTGCTGTTCTAGGTAGGAGATCCGTTCGTACAGATCTGCGTTCTCTGCCTCAAGAAGGGCGATGCGCTTGGTGGCGGCATCGAGGGTGTCTTTCAGGGTGCTCACTAGGGCTCCTGTGGCTGCGTTGAGCCCCAGTTTGCGATTGGCCCATAGGCCGACCAGGGCAATGATCGCGGCGACAGCAGTCGCTACGATGATCGGGGCAAGAGATCGCAGGTCTGCGTCCATGTTTTAGCCCCTTCGGGGTTATGTGCGTTGAACCTTTAGACTGACCAGGAGGCGGTTGCCACCTGAGCAGCTATCGACGTTGTAGCGCAGGATATCCCCGGCGGCGATGTCGGTTGTCCAGCTCGCGAGAGTTGCGTCCGTCTCCAGGCCGCCGCCCGAGAGCGTCGGTGGAGTTGCGTCGCAGATCGAGTCCGAGTCGGTCGCGGGCCAATCGCCCGCAGCGACCTTCCAGATGTCTACGATTGCCGTGGCAACCCCGACATCAGAGCATTCCCGCAACGAAGCGGATTGGATGGCCGCGTCGAAGTCCACCACGACATCACCCTTGATGCCAGGTGTGATCGTCGCTCCACCGCCGTCGATGAGGAAGTTGATCGTCTCGGTTGCCAGGCCAGTCGCGCCAGTGCCACCGGTTCCGCCAATGCCACCGGTTCCACCGGTACCACCCGGATCACCGGTTCCGCCAGTTCCACCGGTTCCACCGGCCGCGCCAGTACCGCCAGTACCGCCAGTACCGCCAGCCGAGCCAGCCGCACCGGTTCCACCAGTCCCGCCAGTGCCACCGGCGAAACCTGAACCGCCCAGCTCAACCTCGACGCCGACCCCAGTGGCCTCATCGATGATCTGAGAGAGCGCGTGTTGATGGTTGCCGAATGGTACCTTTTCAGACCAATCGACTGGCGGGCTCATGCTCGGGCCTGCACGACTATGGTGGCCGCCGCAGCGACAGTGGAGTCGTCGGAGACCTGCTTGGCAGTGACAACCCAGGAGCCAGCCTCTGGGAAGACGACGCCCAGGTACGTGTGCTTGCCATCAGACGAGCCCACGAACGGGTAGCTCTGCCACTCGTCACCCTCGGAGGTCGGAGCCTCGAAATCGAGGTAGACCTCGGTGGTGCTGTCGAGCCCGGTGATGTCGAGGCGGGTGCTGCTTTCCTCTGCGAACGGGGAAGCGGGAACGGGGGTAATGAGAACAGACATTGGAGTTCCTTCCTTGCTACTCGACCGACTGGCCCTTGCCAGAAGGCTGAGGTGCTGTGTCCGTGGGTTCGGGTTCGCCGCTCATAACCTCGGCGGCCGACAGGACATCGTCGAGCGTAACTGCGCCGACCGATGTCGCCATGATGAGCTTATCGAAGCCAGGGCCAAGCGGGGGCCGACCCTCTTCGATGCGAGCCTCGTTGATGGTCTTCCACGGCACGTTGGCAAGTGCGATCTTGTTGACCGTGGCCTTGGACGTTGACTCCCGCAGGTTGAGCTGCGTGAAGGCAAACATGAGGTTGTTGGCCCGACCGCCGAAGCCCATATCCCAGACGACTTCACGTGTGAAGTAGCCCGAGATCAGGGAGAGCAGAGGCCGCAGGCCGCGGTCCTCCGTGCCCTGTGACTGTTGCTCGGCATTGGCCCGGTTGATGTCGAAGGTGATGCCCAGGTCCTGGGGGCTGATCTGGTAGACCGCACAGATCTTTCGGACGAGGTAGGTCTGCCATTCGAGGAACTGCATGTCTCGGTTGGTGCCGCGGAACGGGACGAACTTCGACCCGCGCGTACCGCCGATGAACGCCATCGCGCCCCTACCGGCGACTTCGGCCTCAAAGTAGGAGCGGAACTTCTCAACCTGATCTGGTCGCGCTCCCTCGCCCAGGTCCAGCATGCCGTCGGGGGCTGCATTGGTGACCTGGCGCACGTTGTAGCTGGCCGCTGAAAGCTCCGCGTCAATCGCCAGCTTGAGGGTTTCGAGCGGCGAGAGCCCCATGACCGAGTGGGTGCGCGGGTGGCTCTTGATGTAGAGCATGTCCCGGTTCTTGAAAGCAGCTCGCTCGAAGTTGTCCGGGTACCAGAAGTACCGCTTCTCTTCAGGATCGCCATCCCAGGTAGCGGAGATGCGGATCGTGCCACCATCTACCGGCCACAGCTCGCCCACCTGGCCACGCAGGTCGCGGACCTTCTCGACGATACCAGCGTCCAGGACCAGGATGTCCTCAAGGACCGGCTCTACAAAGGACCGGAACGAGTCGATGGCGGGGTTGGCGTTGTCGAAGAGGATGCGGATCTGGTCGCGCAGGGTCTCGTCGAACGGCTTGGTCATATCGGCCGGGACAATGTCCCACTCTGCCGCGGCGACCTGGTTCTTGCGGGTATCGATGGCCGCCCGGATCCACTCGCTGTGATCGGCCCAGTTGCGAAAGACTTTGACGTTGGCCTTGCCGACCTTGCCGCGCTCCTGGAAGGTCAAGGCCGCAGACGATGCAGAGCCCGGGTATCCCTGGTTGCCAGGCACCACCTTGGGGGTGGTGCGCGGCGCACGGGTGATCGTCGGGTGGGGTGCGCGGCGGTTGACGCGACGACGGCTCATTCGTACCCCCTGTTCCTGGAGAAGTGCTCTGCGATGAGTCGCCGCTGGCCCAGGTTGATCCTGTCGGCAAGGGCCTTCTGATTGGCCTCTTCGACAGCCTGGGTGTAGGTGAACCGGATCGTATCGATGGTCGCCATCATGTCGGCCAAGTAACGTGGGATGTCGCGGTCGCCGTCACGGAAGCTCACAGTGACCACGAGGTCGGAGTCGAACATACTTCTCTACCTTCGCTTCACGGAGCCGTAAAAGAACATGTCACCGCCCAGGTCCATCGAGTAGCCAAGGGCGTCAACCATGTCGTCGTGGCCACGCGGGAAGCTCAGCAATTCGTGTACGAACTCTGAGTCCACGAGCGAGCGGTGGAAAAAGACCTTGTGGGCCTCGATCTTGGCCGCCACCGCGCGTGCGCGCGTGACCTTGTCTACGTCAGCGCGCTTCCCTTGAACCGGGATCCTGGGATAGTCGCGCATGATCTCTTGTATCAGGGTGGACTGGAACTGCTGGTTCTCGATGATGACGGCACCCATATGCGGATGTGCCATCCAGCCGTCCGCGACGAACTCGGCATGATGTGACTCGCGCTTATCGCGGACCACTGAGAGCACGAAGTAGTTGCCCTCCTGGTCCTCGGCGGTGGTAGCACGAGCCGTGTAGTCGGCGCGCTCTTTCTCCGAGGAGGCCAGGTCCACGCCCATGCGGACGGTGAAGATGCTATCGGGCTCCAGTATGTCGAAGTACCTGAAGTACTCGTTGCGGAAGACATTGCCGCGCATGAGGCCCGTCACGTCGTTTTGGTATGCGCAGTTGAAGAGATCGGCGCCCAGCTCTTCCTGGCGCTTGAGCAGCGTAGCGACCGGCCATTCCTCGGGCCAGTAGGACGAAAGCTCGCCGGTCTCTCGGTCCTCAAGCAGAGCGCTGCGCACCAGGAACTTCCATCCCAGGCCACCGTCCGTGACCGGAGCCATCAGCTTCGCGTAGAGATCCTCGTCGGCCCAGCGGGTGCCCAGGATCAGGACCGCGCCACCCGGCACCAAGCAGGGCAGCAGCGTCTTGAGGAACCACGTCTCGACCTTCTCGCGCTGTTCGAGCGTCTGCGTGTTCTCCTCATCGAGGATGTCGTCGCAGACGATCAGATCGAACCGCTTGCTGATGATTGCGCCGCCCACCCCGACGGCGTACATCGACACATCCTTGGAGGTGCGCCAGCGCGACTGGGCGTGGATCCACTCCGCGTCGGTCCACTTGTCGCCCCGCTGGAACCCAAACAGCTCGATATGCCGCGGGTTGGAGGAGATCGTGGTGTGGATGGCGCGAGAGAAGTCGAGCGCCTGCTTGGCGGTGTTGGATGCTAGGCAGACCCGAAGATCTGGATTGCGTGCGATGACGTACGAAAGGAAGCCCGTGTTGCCCCAGGTGGTCTTAGCGGCACCTCGCGGCTCAATCGCTCCGCCCTTGTCGTGATCCCGCACGAGCTTGAGGAGATGGTCCACCATCTCACGATGATGAGGCGCAGGGGCATATCCGTGAACGTACTCGACATAGGAGAAGACATCATCCTTCGCCAATGCCTTGAGCGAGAGGAGGTAAACCTGATCCCAGTCTTCGGGGCTCAGTTCCTCGGCGTTGTCGCGCAAGCTCTGCAAGAGCGACTGCCACATCTGGGGGGAGTTCAGCTGAGAAGTTGAGTCCAAGGTTCAGGTTCTCCGTTCGGGAGGTCGGTTCGCCACGCAGGATCAGGAGCTTCTCCGCGGCGAGGATGGCCTCGCGCGGGGCAATGATGGGGCGCTTGCTCTCGTCCTCGCTGGCCAGCCTCTCGGCAAATCGCGCCAGTATTCCTTGGAGAACTAGTGCAACCTGCTCTCGGTCGGCGAGGGCGCGCTCAGCCTCGACATCAGCCAGCTTGTCAATCGTCTTGTTCGTCTTCCGGCGGCGGTAGTCCTCGCGCTTGCGTTTCCACTCGCGCTTACGGGACTGGGTTGCCACCGAGGACCAGGAGCGTATGTCGTGCTGGCGACACAGCTCGCGGATCGTCATCTCGCCCTGGATGAACTCGATCTCCAGGGCCTCGTAGTCCTGCTTATATGCGGTCATGGCTTCACCTACTCGGCCAGGAAGTCCACGGCAATCGCGGCCAACGCCTCATCGTCATTGTCAAGCGCGAGCTGCTCCTTGGCTGTAGCCAGGGCGCGGTCCAAGACTGCTGCGGTATCGTCGCTGACGCGAAAGAGCCGCTCCACCCAATGTCGTGTCTCTCTGGACACGGGTTCGGCTGGCTGTTGCGCCTTCTTCTCGAAAGCGGACCAGTCGAAGTTCTTGTTCATGTCCGCCAGTCGGGCAAACACGCCGTCGTCGTAGGGGATCGTCTTGCGCAGCTTGTCAATGCTTGTCGAATTGACAAGTAGCTTGAGGATCTCCTGAACGCGGGCCGGGTCGTGGGTGCCATGGATCTCGCGCAGGACCAGCGTGAGCTGCATGGCCATGTTGTCGTCGATCTCGCCCAGGTTCCAACACGGAACCTCTTCCATGCCCAGCTCGTTGGCCACCAGCCAGCGGTGCTCGCCGTCGATAATCTCATACACGCCCGGGCGTTCCGGGTGGGTGCGCACGATGATCTGGTCCACGAACCCGAACTCTTCAATGGACGCGCGCTCACGTGCGAGCATGTCGGCATCCATGACGTTTGGGTTCCACGGGTTTGGGTAGAGGCGGCTGACCGGCAGGTTCATGGCCTCGCCGTTGATACGGTTCATCGCTTCGTCCGGGTGACGCCCCCGGCCAGACCGCGACCGTCCTCGACCTCTATCATCTCCAGGTTCGGGAATGCCTCGACAAGGCGCTCCGCGAGCCAGCGGGCAATGCCGGAGAGGGTGGGCTCGCCGCCTATCATCATCAGGTTGAGATCGCGGTCGTTCAGCTCATAGAGGATCGTGCTCAGTAGGTCTTGCAGCTGGGGTGCGTCCGCACGCACGAAGACGCGCACGGTAAAGGTATGACCGTGCAGGCTGGCGCAGCGCGCCGGGTGGGCTACCTGGTGGCTGGCGTCAAACTTCGCCGTTACCTCGGTGAAAGACTCCATGGTTCTCCAGAAAGAAGGGACGGGCTCACACCAACGTGGGCGAGCCCGTCCATTCGGGGGTGGCATGCGCCTCGGTGCAGGTCTACCGGGTGCACACCTGTGGCTATGTGTGTCGATTACTTGCGGAGAATACACCTCCGCGTAGCACAAGCCAAGGGCTTGTGCGCCTTTATTCCTCAGTCTGTGCTCTTAGCAGGCGTCCAAGAACCCAAAACGCGCACACCTGAGCGCACGCGATAGACCACGACGGGCTCAGTCAAGGTCGGGAACGTCTCTCGAAACTCTCTCTGAGTCATCATCCTCTTGGGTTTCTTCTTCGTCGAAGAGGTTGTGGGAGTACTTGAACTCGGAGCCGACGGCGGTGTCGCTCCATTCGGCGACCCAGACGGCGTCATTGGGATCGAAATGCCACCCGAAACTGACGAACTCGGCGCGGCATCTTCCGGGCTTGCCGGAGCTATCGACATACCAAGCCTCCATTGCCTGGGGGACGGATGTGTCCACCCAGAAGTCCGGTGGATCCTGCACGAGCGCCAGGACCAGGATCGGCTCCTGATCCAGCATGGCACAGCGGAAGTCTTCTGGGACCGCGAGAACCGTAGACATGCGACCTCCAACTAAAAGTGCCCGCCGCGGGGACGACGGGCACTTGCTCGAACCCCCTTCTATCGCTCGGGGAGCGGCAGCTTACGGAGCTATCTTCCCATTTTGGTACCGTTCTGTCAACTTACGGTACCAACTTGGGTCACCTGTCCCAGGCCAACTCCTTCAGGCGCTTGAAGGGAGGGTCGATGGTAATGGAAGGGTCTAGCCCAGAGGCGAAGGGCGTCTTGAAGCCAGGACCCTCCATCTTCGCTTCCCAGGGCTCGCAGCCCCACTTCTGGCGGAAGAGGATGCGGTTCTGCGGGTAGGTGCGGTTGTTGGCCGCCCTCTGTGTGGGCTGCGCGATGGTCTGGCTGGACAAGTGGCTGGTGGAAGAAGGAGTATCGACCCACTCCACGCCGAGCAGTATCGCACGCCAGGACCAGTCCGAGTCCTCGCAGTAGGCGGGGTAGAAGTTCTCGTCGAACCAACCGACCCGCTCCACGGCAGCTGCGTTGATGGCGAACGCGGAGAACCCGCAACCAGCCAAGGTTCTCATGACCGGGCCTGTAGCAGCGCTCATCTCTGAGTCCATCCGCGCCAAGTCGCCGCGACCGAAGACGATGTCATCGTTCACGAACATCCACCACGGTGCCTTGATGTTGGCCCGAATGACGAGGTTCAGGGCCGCGCCGAAGCCCATGTTGTAGCCAGGATCGCAGACGTGCATTCCCTCGGCCCAGGACAGTTCGCCGTCGGCCTTGTCATACAGGCCGCCGTTGTCCACGACGAAGTAGCGCTGGACCTCGTGGTCAACGCTGGCCTCCATGTTGGCCAGGAGATCATACCGGTTGAGCACCGGGCATCCGAGGACAGGGATCATGCTTTCACCGCAATGGCGAGTCCGTTGATGATCGTTAGAGACTCAACCTTGAAATCGTCATTCGTCGGCGATGCGGGCGAATTGTGGACGGACTTGCGAGCTATATCGTCGGCAGCGACCGAGTCTACGAGGTCCTTGATGAACCCAACCATGCCCGCGTAGTGGTGGGACTCGAACTGTGCGCCGTCTGGCCAGTCGCCCCAATAGCCAGTGCCCCAGTCCTCGATGGCATAGATGCCGCCCGTGCGCATTCTTGGGAAGAGATAGAGGAACGAGGCACGAGCGCTGCGCGCGATGTGGGCACAGTCGTCAATCACAATGTCGAACGTGTCCCCGCAGCGCGCCAGAGCGGCAGGGTCCTCCTGGTCGCCCTCCACGGCGCGGATCCGAGGATGGCCAATAGCTGGAACCTGGCGATCCAGGCCAACGATCTGGCCCTTGGGAAAGTACTCGGCCCAGTAGCGCAGAGAGCCGCCCCCGGCGACACCAAGCTCAAGAAGTCGCACCGGCTGGGCGCGCAACCCCGCGAAAAAGCGCTCGTAGAGCCGCAGGTAGTGGAGACCCTTGTCACTGTCCGGGATGCCTAGAGTGATGTCTGAGATCATGGTGGTGGCCAATTCCTGTGGTAGTGAAGGACCAGATGGGGTAGGAAGTAGAACCGCACCGCGCCGCTTTCCCACATGCGCATCCATAGGTCGGCGTCGCCGTAGCGTCTGCGATTGGTGTAGCAATCGAGATCGTAGCGGAACGGCAAAGAGGTACGGTACAGGTTGGCGCCATTGCTGAGCTGCCCGCCCCCGGGCGGCCAGGCCCCGTAGCGTTGGCCGGTGCTGACGCCCGCCTTGTTGTAGACCTCGCTAATGCCGTAAACGTGGTCAGCATGCTCGCGCTCGGCCGCGGCTAGCAAGACCTCATTGTGGTCGGGCGTCCAGGCATCATCGTCGGCCAACACCGCGATCCAGTCGCCCAGCGCGTGGTCTATCCCATAGTTGAGACTGGCCAGCCCAATGACGGCCCAGCGGGCGTCGAAGTCCTCGGGGTAACTCTGGTGGGGCAGATTGGTAAACCTGAAGCGCGGATCCTCTAACGCAAGTTTCTCCATCAGAGCAACTGTCTCGTCGTCGGTCCCATCGCCAACGACGTGGCACTCCCAGTCGGTATGGGTCTGGGCCAGCACAGACGGGATGGCACGATGCATGAGGGTATCCGGGCGGTTGTAGGTGGGAATGATGACGGAGATCATCGCATCGCCATCGCCTTCTGCCAGATGAGGTCGAGCTGCCTGGCGACTTTGCTCTCGTCGTGCCAACGCTCGACGTGAGCCGTCCCAGCAGCGGCGAAGAGCCTGCGGACCTCGGGGTCGCGCATGTGTTCGAGCTGCTCGCCGAGGGTATGCTCATTCGCTAGCAGGAACGGTAGATCGCCAAACAGGTTGAGCATCAGGTCGATGGTCCGCTGGTCGGATGCGCCAGACACCACCGGGATACCCATCGCCATCGCCTCGATGCTTGAGAGGGCGTAACCGATGCGGAGCTGGTCATAGAATATGTCGGCCTGCGCCTTGCGCGCCAGGCACTCATCCCAGGTCTCCCCTTCAATCACATCGGTTGTGAAGTCGGACGGCACAACACTCAGGAAAAGGTCAGTGTCCTTCCGTACGCGATCTGTTGGAGAGTGGGCAATCCGCAGACCTTCGTGCAGGACGAAGTTGTCGTGCCGGATTTGCCGCATCCGGTCCAGGTTGCATGGGTTGGGCAGCCATTCGAGGCTCGGACCGTTCAGCAGCAGATCAGGCGTTGAGACAATCCCATAGGCCCTATATTCCGCAACCTCGCGGATCAACTCCTGGGTACGAAACTCGTCGAACTCCGCCCCGTGGTGGTGCATAACCAGCGGCTTGTCGCGCCAACCCGCGAAAGGAGTGACCGCGTTCCAGCGTTCCACGACATGGATGACATCGGCCTCGCGGAACAGATCCGCGTATCCGGCAGGCATCGGTGCCCCGAGTGCCCAATACAGATCAGTTGGATAGGCCATGTAGCGGTGGAGACGGTGAATGACGCGCACCGACCAATCGGTGTACTTCTCCATGGCGTACTTGAGGGCGATCCCAATCCCCGCGGTATCCATGTTGGACGAGAGAATGAGCGCCTTCACGCGGGCGGCTCCGTCTTGTAATCGAGCTGCGGTTCGGGCAGCCCCTCCTGGTTATCTTCCTGACCAGTCAGGCGCACGACCAGCGCGCGGTCATTCTGATAGGCGCGGGATGCCAGCATGTATTCCTCGGTGCGGAACATGCAACGGTGCTCGATCCAGTATTCGGCCGTTAGCCGATAGGCCGGAAGATGCGGGTGAGCGTCGTCGCCGTGCATTAGCCAGACTCGCTCCCCGTTCTTCAAGGCACTAATGAAGAAGTGGCGCCTCTCGGCCTGGATGCCGGGCAAAGCCCGATACAGGATCGAGTGGTACTGCACGCCACGCGCTCCTTGCTCGTGCCACGGCCCGGGCGTCATCGTGCCCATCGGGTTGCTCGGAGTCACGAATGGGATCTCGTACACGTCGGCTTGGCTCTGCTCAAGTTCCTTCCGCACTGCCTCCCACTTGGCGTGCAGCACATAGTCTGCATCCATGACAGCGATCCAGTCAGAGCCCTGGGCTGCGCGCTGATAGAGGAAGGTCCGCTTCTCAACCTGGCCAAGCCAGCCCCGGACTGGGATGTAGATGTCGCAGTCCAGGCCGACGCGCTGGGCAGCCTCCCGAATGGCATCTTCCTCGGCCTGGGAGCTTCTGATGGTTCCACCCGGATAGCGGCCCCAGGACCCGTCTACAGCCACGATCCGGTCGGCCACCTTGGCAGTACTGCGAACACATGCCTCCAGAAGTTCTGGGTCTTCGTTCGACCACATCAGCGCAGCGGTCACGATCATGGTCGGCACATCTCCAGCCACCAGCCACGGTCCCACGGCTTGGTGGGATCCGGCAGATAGCCAATACGATTGAGGACGAAAGAGCGGACGGGTTCTCGCTGCGCCCAGGCCACGAGCGGGGCCGGGAAGCCCATCTTGTCCTTGCGGTCGATGATCGCGTCAGGCACGATCCCGCGGACGGCTTCGCGGAGGTATGTCTTGCCGACGCGCCGCTCCACCGGCAGCGCCAGGGCGAAGTCCACCACCCGCTGATCGGTGAACGGAGCGCGAGCCTCGATCCCAAACGCGCCGGTCATCTGGTCGTCCACCGCCAGAAGCTCCGGCAGGAGGGCGTAGTCGTAGTCGAGCGCCTCCTTCAGGGTCGTGGGGTAGCCCTCGGGGAGCTGGTAGTTCTCGTAGCCCTGGGGAGGCTCCATGCCAGCGACCATCATCTGGCGGGCGTATCCGCCGAACAGCTCGTCACTGCCCTCGCCCGACAGGGCGATGTCGATGTCGCAACTGGCGAGGTAGCTGGCCACCATGAACTGGCCGAATGTGCCCATGCCCATGATCGGAGGCTTCTGCGCGGTCTTCATTTCGTCGAAGTGTTCCACGAAATCCTCCGGCCTGATGAGGATCTCGTAATGGCGAGTGTGGGCTGCGCGAATAGCCCAGTGGCGCTCGTCGAAGCCGATCTCATCGTAGTAGCCGGTGAAGGTCGGCAAGTGCGCCGGAGCGAGACAGGCAACAGTCGAGGAGTCGATCCCGCCCGAGAGGACGATGCCGACATTGCCGCCATCGAGTCGGTCTGCGATAGCCGCTCGAAGCAAGGAGATAAGGGGCTGGTCCATGTGACCTCCGAGAATTGGAAAGAGCCGGGGGTGGAAGCCCGGCTCTCCAGACGTTGGGGGTTTACTTCCCAGAGAACTTGTTGAGCTGGGAACCCACGGTCGAGGCATTCGCGAGAAGCGCGATGACGGCTGCGGCTGCGGCATCGACCGCGGCCACGAGGTCGCCGTTCACCTTGACGCCGTTGGCGATGGCCGCCAGAACGATCACGTTCACGACGGCCACGACGGTGGCGGTCCACTGCGTGTACGGACGGTTGAGGATCATGTCTCTCCTACGGTGCGGCTATTGAAAAGCCAGATGGATCGAAGATCGCCTGGCAGGTCGCGCCCGCGGTGGGGGACTCGAAGGCAATCCACATCTTGCCGCTGGCGTCCAGCGGACACTCCACGAAGTTGGCCCGGTCGTCTCCCTTGGGGAAGTTGAGCGAGCTGTTGGGCGGCTCGACAGCCGGGAGAGTCGAGCGGTCGCCCACGGCGAGGTAGCCCATCGCGGTCTGTTGTGTGACAGTCAGGTTTCCGCGAACGCTGATGGCATTCGTCGGGATCCCAGCCACTCCAGCGACCTGGAGCGCGTGGCTTGTGTGCGCCGCAATAGGGCCGGTAAGACCCAACGCGATGCGCGTATCGAGGATGCGCGGGATCGGACTGAGGATCCCAGGATCAACCATGATTGCCTCCGGTGATAGCGGTGGGGGTGTCGCAGTGACAGGCACCACGCGCCCGGTCACAGCGAGATACCTGGCGGCCAGGTCTGTTTGACGTACCCAGCTGAGCTGGTCCCAGATGTGCTGCCACACGATAACGTGATGCTCGTTCAGCTTCGCGCCGACGTATGACCGGGTCATCTTGGCAACCTTCGCCCACGTTGCGCACTTGAGGTAGGCAGAGTCGTAAGCGCCGCCGCACGTCTCGTGGTAACCCTGGAGCGCGCTGCCGATCACATCGTCCCAGACCCAACCGTGCGCGGATGAATAGGAGTAGGTCTGGGCCGCGTCGATCTCGACACCGTAGATGCCCGCGACGAACTCGTAGTCCACCTGTGCGTCGCTGTCCCACAGATCCGAGAGAGAGCACCACATGATGGGCTTCTGCCCGGCCAGCCCGTTCTTGACGAGCCAGGTCAGGAACTTCTCGGTGATGAGGCCACCGCCGGGCGGGGCCGTATCGCCGCTCGCGGCTTTGTAGGCGTCGATGCAGTTCTTTTCGGTGATGACCGGGACAGGCACACCCGGGAAGAGCTTCATCCAGGTGACAACGAAGTGGTTCTTGCATGCAACCACAACGCAGTTGCTCCACTGGTCGTTGCCATCCATGGCAAGCGGGACGCCGGTGAGGTTGTCCTCGGATGCGGGGTAGACCGCGGCGATGGCGGCGTAGAGCGGATCGATGCTGATGCGCGGAGCTGAGGGGTCGGCGGGCAATCGCCCGTACAGGCCCTGCTGGTCTTTGGTCATATAGTCCTCCTGTAGTGTCCGCTCATTCTACCCGCCCCGGCCCGGATAGGCCAGGGCCTCAGCCAAAGTACCACTGGGCCACCGCGCGCCAGGGAGCAGGGTACTGGTGCGGGCCGCGGTGCCAGAGATGCAGGGTACAATGCTGCATCCCAATCAGCGCCTTCTCGGGCACTTCGACGATCCCGACGTACCCACAGCCAAAGAACAGGCCCAGCAGGTGCTTCACAAGCCCTCACTTAGGTGGTTCACAGGCCCTCAACTCCCATCTCTGCCAGAGCCGCTTTCACGGCCGCAAACTTGATGCAGCAGGAGTAGGCCACGATCTTGTACGGAAAGGGCCAGACATCCATACGTGCCTCGATCTCCAGACTGTCGTAACCCTCGTCCGCGTCATCGTGGCAGGAGTCACAGCAGCTGCCCTCGAAGTCCACGCAGGAGAGAGGGAGCACCCCGTCCAGGTTCTCGCTCACCACTCTGTCCTCACTTCTATGTCGGGAAAGCCACGCTGCGCTAGATAAGCGGCGATGTACTCTTTGAGTTCCTGGTTGTTCTCGTTGGCCTCTTCGATCCAGACTCGGCGGAACGCGGTGACCTCACCGTAGTAGAGCGACTCTCCGCACTCGACCGAGACGCAGTGGAGATCGGCCCAGTTGATCGCCCCATCGATGACGTTACGTCTCCGGTACGCGGCGTGGCAAGCAGCTTCGGCGGCGTCCCCAAGTGCCTGCAACCCCTGAATGTCAATTTCCTTTGCCATTTGGGTTGGAGATCCCAGAATGTCAACCTTCGTTTGCATCAGGAGCCTCCGGCGTGATGGACTGAACCGCAGAGGTTGTTTGGACGTGACCTTGATCTAACTCGTCCCAGTAGACGAACTCCATGTGCGCATCGAGGTAGAGACGGTCGATAGCGATCATCGAGCCGCCAAACGTCGCGCCGTCTATCCGGGCGCGCTTGCCAATCCCACAGTGTCCGCCGCTCATGATGCCTCGGTCTGCGTCCCAAGTATAGACCGTGTTCACGGTCGTGATGAGCCACCGGCCCGAAGTCGGTACGGGGATGGCTCCTTCGAGCTGGGCCGCGAACATAGCAGCGTCTACGACCTGCCCGTCATGGTTGTTTGGCATCGTAAGCCTCCTCGGATGGCATGATGCGCCGAACGGTGAGCCAGGCCACGAACATGCCCGTCGCCTGTTCCATTGACCATTCGACCTTGCTGACCAGCACCTCGGCCATCACGCGGCCTCGTGTCAAAGAACCAAGCCAGAGGAAGTCGCCCTTGCGAGGGGCAACCGGCATCGTTAGCGTCTCGTAGATGTCGCGGCCCTGGATACAGACCTGGATGTCAGGCATCGATCAGCTCCTGTAGGGCTATGCGGGCTGCGGATTGACAAACCTTCAGGTTGGGCGTGGCGGCGATCTGTCGCAGTGCCGCGCGCAGCCGCTTGTTCTCCGCTAGGTGCAACCGCAATGCCTTCTGGTAGGCTTTGTAGGCACGCGCACCGCTCACCGACTCGGCCCAGGCAGCGCGACCGGCGAAATCTGCCAATCGAGCCTCTTGTTCGTCTGCGGCTAGGTCGGCGTCGGCGCGGGCCTGCGCTTCGATGGCGAGGATTGATTGGCGGTCGTAGTAGGAGAAGGTCCCTCTCAGGGTTCCCAGTATTCCGAGTAGCTCCCGTCCAGCCTCGGTGCTAGGTGTAGTCACTGTCATCGTCCGCTGACCATCCCTTTCGCGTGGTCCCAGAGCAAGCGCGCAACTTCGCGCTTCGTGTACCCGGTGCTAGTGCCTGCAAGCATGATGTAGCAGAAGCGGTTGACGTGTGTGCGGCGATCCACCCGGTCGCGCTTCATCCGGTGATGTAGCGATGAGCAGAGGCACCAATCTTCGCGGTGAGCCCGGACGCAGGAGCTATGCAAGCCCCGGCTGCAATCCTCACAGACGAACTCCACGTCAGGCATTACCAGCCCAACCCGTATCCGAGCACGGCCAGGGCGCAGATCACGCAAATGGCCACAACGAACCACATGTAGGCCATCAGAATAGGATCGCCGTTGCCCTTCATAGTCGGTTCGCCAAAACGGCGCAGATGGAGGCGGCCTCGTAGGTCGCCCACTGCGCGTCCCAGCCCCAGGCATCGATGAAGGCTTGTGCGAGCTGCTGAACGGTCAGCGACCCCCTCCCTGGCCGAACCCAGCCCCAGCAATTGTCCTGACAGACGTAGCAGATCAGCGGCTCGTGGGGGCAGGGCTCACCGCGGTCGTCGCAGATGGTGCAGCCGCACCGGGGCGGCTTGACCGGCAGCGAGGCCAGGGTTTCAAGCGCGATGGAGGAGCGTACCAGGTTGAGCGCGTGGTCGATGTACTCGCCCGAGAGACCGGGAGGAAGCTCGGCGCGCAGCAGGGCCTTCATGTCGTGAACGGCTTGCGCCGCGGCCTGGTCTTCGACATCGAGGATCAGCTTGTCGTGGTCACACTCTCCCGGCAGCGCAAAGCAGAGGTGCTCAGACACCAGCTGTCTCCCGGCGGAGGTATACGGAGTGCCACGTCTGCTCATGACAGTGGATCCCCGCCGACGCCGACGACGCTCCCGGGTGCCATTGTTTCGTCGCAGACCATCTTGTGTCCGACTATCTTCTCGCAGCCACAGTCGTGACCGACCAGCATGTGGAAGACATCGGGCGCCATGTGGACTACCGCGTCCACCGGCATGGTGCTGATGAGGGCCGCGGCGTCGCGCCACGTCTCACACTCATGGGCTACGCGGGGATGCTTGGCAAACGTGGTGCATGTGGCCAGAGTTCCGACGGGATCGAAGTCTCGGTGGAAGTTGAACTCGGTGCTCAATTGACCCTGCCTCCTGTGCGGGCTAGAAAGACGGTGGTGATGTCGGCGGCGGCGCGCTCGATCCAGTACGTGCCCAGCGGCGCGTTGGGGGTTTCGCACTTGGGATCGTTGCACTCCGCGGTATGGATCTCGGTGGCCTTGCAGATCATGCAGGTGTCATCCAGAGCCCTGGCTCCGAAGGCATGGGCGATGTTCTGCAATAGCACCATCTGCATGGAGATCATCGGCTCGAAGTTGCCGAGAGTCGGCCCGTGCAGGTTCTGGTCCTGGAGCCGCTCCATGGCCACGTCGGGGTCGTGGGTGATATATGCCCCCAGCCCGTTAGCGACGAGACGCTCCTCGATCATCTTCCAGTGGGCTGTGCAGATGACGGACTCGCGAGAGATGGCGGACTGATCGCTCATCGTGACCTCTGGCTGGGATCGGGGTGACTGACGAGGCTGACCACCGACAGGGTAAGCCCGTCGGCAATGAGACCGGCCTCGGCCCGGCGAATGCTCACGACCTTGCCGCCGATGGAGAAGCGCAGCCGGTCGTAGCGTCCCTTACGGATGTCGTTGGTGTTGCGAGGGAAGAGCGAGATGTCTGCCAGCAGGGCTCCATCTTCTACCGCGAAGTTGCTGGCGGCCCCGATGGGAGGCTTGGAGTAGTCGAAGTTCACGTACACCGGCATCTCGCCTTCCGGGAGGGTGACGCCCGCGGGATCGATGATGGATGGATCGCACGCGGCCACCTGGGCGTCGAGCGTCGGGAGCAGGGTGACTCTCATCGAGTCCTCTTCGGCTTGCGGACGGGTTTGGGTTGCGGGCTGAAGGGGTGGGTGTTGAACTCGTGCCCCAGCGCCTCGGTCACTCCGGTGGCGCTCTCGTGCTGTGGGTGCAGGAGGATCGGCTTGTCCGGCAGCATGTGGTCTGTGTGCTGGGGAGCTACCGATTTGTATTCTTGCGCGACATGGACCTTCTCTTTACCGCGTGAGCCGACGATGTTGACCTCCACGCCCGATACCGGATCTGACATCAGGATCCCGATCTCGGCGGGCTGGTCCAGTTCTGCCAGCGTATGACCGGCCCAGGTTCTCGGGAGGTCTTCGACTGTCCTGACCGTCTCGCGTATCGGGATCCCGCTGAAGGCTGGGGGGGCGCCGGGCGAGGTGGGGGAGTCCAAAAGTCGTTGGGCATCGCTCCGTATGTCGGGCGGAGCGCTCTCGACGTTCACCTTGTTCAACTCGTGCCACGGGTCGATAGCGTCGATCCCGGCACGGATCAGCTCGCTGATCGAGCGGCGCTGAAGGAAGGACGCCTGGCGGAGGTGGTCCCACGTCTGATCGTCAACGTAGATCGTTCGTGCCTTTGTCACTGGTCAAAAGCCTCTTGGCTGTTGAACCGACAGGGCTTAGTGCCGAAGTGCTTGTGGAACTCACGCTCGTTCGAGTGAACCAGGTCGTGCACCATCGCCTCTTGCACCTGGCTGAATGGGCTGATCTCGCGCCGGGGGTCCACCTTGGTCCCAACCGGGAACCAGGTACCGATCACACGGCCGTTCCACGTGACCTGGGTTGCCTTGGCCAGTCGGGGGAAGGCCCGGCGGAACTCGGTGCTGGGGGTCTGGTTCATGGTTGAAGAGTACCATCATGCCATTGTGATGTCAAACCATTGGAATGGCGTGCCATTGTGCCATCATGCATGTGTAATGGTGGACGGAAGTGCATGAAAACATGCATCGGGGCGCGCAGGGGGTGCGAGGCAATCAGCTGTGCGAGGGATTTTGAGGGACAACGCTCACTAGCTCTTCGCGAGGCCAGGGACTTTGGAGCCCAGGGGATGATAGAGTTGAAGCAGGACCAGCCTGGTCCCATCCCCACCCACCTGGAGGACATGATGTCCACGCTATCGCAACGCATGACCACGCTAGAGGCGGCGCTGGAGATCCTGCTCGCACGCAGCGCGCCCACGACCACCGCGCCCGCAGCCGCGAAGGTCACAAAGTACCGCACAGGTAAGCGTGACAAGGACGGCAACGTCCCGAATGGCTTCCCCTGCACGCTCGGATGCGGGCGCAAGCTTCGCACGGCCGCACGCGCAACCTCCCACGACATTGCGACGGGTCACGTCGCAAAGTCATGACTCGCACCACCACGCGCGAGGTGTAGCGGCTAGCTATGCCTTGCGCGTGGTGCGTCGGGTCGCATTGGCGACAAACGTGCGTTCGACGCTACGGCGCGGGCGTTGTTCTGTGTGTGGACAAGCACAGAGCCGCTTCGTTGCACGGCGCACGATGGAGGTACAAGCCGAACATTCGCTACACGACAGTAGCACGACGCTACTAGGCTACCTGTTCCCATGATGGGACACGAGTGGATTGCGGGCTCACACGATGTGAGTGCGCGGTCTGGAGGAATACACACGATGTTCGCAGTAGTTCGAGGGTTCCACCGCAACGAGTTCACGGTTGAAGGTAGCACCACGATGGTGCAGCGCACGTTGACGGCGTTCGCGGAGCCGCAGGTATGCGCGCTCTGCCACGAGTTCCATGCGGAGATCACCAGCCCATCGCAGATCACATTCCCGCGCGATGTCGCTTCCCGCTACGTTGGCGGCGAGCCCACGGCGTACGCCACCGCTTCCGCGTTCGTGAGGCGGTGAGTACCATGCGCGCCATGATCGACCAGCAGTACAGCATTCTGCTATCGGCCCTTTTCGGCTGCGCCGTTGCGTACCCGTTAGGGCTACTGATTGCCGCCGGGTTGGGACGATGAGCCGAGTACGCACAGTACTAGCACGGTTCGATACGTACGCTGAAGCGTACGCGTACATGCTCACGTTGAGCGATGCGGTCGGGACGTACCAGATCCGCAGACAGAGCAAGGGGTTCGTGGTCGTAGCACGCACGAGGTAAGGCGATAAGCCTACCCCGCGCGTGCTGCGTCGGGACGTATTGGCAACAAACGCACATTCGATGAAAGGTCGTGCGTGATGCAAGGCAACCAGATTGAGCTGCGGTCTGTTGAGGCCGCGCTGCTAGCCGCGATGCGGTGCTCGATGCCGGAGCTTGAACAGCTTCCGAGCGGCGAGTTTGTGGCAACCATCACTCGACACAATGGGCACATCGTGCAGGCCCTGGGGCGCTCACGGCGCGCGGCCGTGGACAACGCGATGAGGACGCTTCGATGAACAAGAGCTACCACGGCAATCAATGCTTCGATGGTCGCACGCTGATCTGCGGCTGGCCTGAGTACCACAACATGAAGGCAGACGGTCACAGACACATCTTCACCGCAGCGCATCTGCGCTTCATGGGGAAGATCCTGTCGGTCAACGTCTGCGCGTGTGGCAAGTCCCAGGCGCCGATGGAGTCGCCGCAAGTGCGGGCGATGCTCGAACGCGAAGGCGTCGAGTGGATCACCCAATGAGCGTACGAGACAAGCTGTACCTGTTGGGCTGCGGCTGCGGGATCGTCATTCTGGTCGCTGACCTCGCGTTCTTCGCCCTCGCGGTGCTCATCGCGGTTGCGATAGTCAAAGCCATGCTGGGCATACGATGATCTGCCGATGGCGGCGCGTTCGCCGCATTCTACGGCGCAAGAGCGGCTACCAAAAACTCGTTCTGTTCTTCTACGGCGTCAACACAGCCGAGCACGCGTGGAGCGTGGATTTCAGAAAGGTAGGATAGGAGGACCCATGAACCGCATCGCGCGCATCGCGTCTATCTTCCTCGTCGGCGCAGCGTTCGCAGGATGCAACGCAAGCGCATCGATCCAGCCCACGCCCATCACCGTGTATGTCACGCCTGCCCCGACGCAGGTTCCGCCTTCGGCTGAGCCGCCCGCTGTCAAGACGCACGCGCCCACGCCTGAGCCTACCATCGCCCCGACCGATAACCTTAGCCTGTCCTCGTGGATAGAGTTTGCGTCCTACGTGGGCAACGATGTATCCGGCTTCTCGGCTGCCTTCCTCGCATTCGATGATGATCTTCAGTCTGGCGCACAAGCGTCGGAGTTGGCTGATGCGACCACCCTGGTCGCCGCCGCCCACGTTGAAATCACATGGCTGGATGCGCACCCGGCCAGCCCGTGCTACCGGCAGGTCTGGACGAACCGCTACAACCAGGTTGTAGACATCAACAACTCGGTCATTGACTACGAGAACGGCAAGGTTACCACCGCCATCGCCGAGATGAAGAAGGCCACCGCAGAGACCCCAACCACAACCGAGATCAATGCCGCTGGCGCCGCGTGCATGGGCACGAGTACGTAATGGGCCAGCCTACACAGAAAGACATTGATCGGTGGGACCGCGAGCAAGCAGAGTTGCAAGCACGCCACCCCGATGGCTACGACTTCTACGAAGGCGATGGCGGCTGTCTCCCCAATGGTGGCTGCCTG